TCATGTTGCGGCCGGCGTAGAACGCGCCTTCGTTGCGCAGCGCCGCGATCGCGCCATTGCTGGCGGCCGTGGCCGTCACGCTGAGGTCCTTCAACGCCGACAGACCGGACGTGTTCGTATTCTGGAACGTCGCCGCCTTCAGCGTCAGGTCGCCGCCGGAGTGGATGGCGCCATTGTTGTAGGCCCCGCCCGTGAGGACGTATTCGCTGCCGTAGACGGTGCTGGAGCCATCGCCCAGGCTGCCGACGATGACCGAGGTGGCCGCCTGGTTGCTGAGCGTGTCGGCATCGATGAGGCCGTTCTTGACCCACTGCATGCGGCCGCCGGTGCCGTTGACGATGCTCGTGCCGTATGCGGTCATGTTGCCGCCGGCGCTGATGGTGCCCTGATTGACCAGTGCCACGCGCTGCGCGGTCGATCCCAGCAGCACGTCGGTGCCGGCTTGCATGGTCGCCGAATTGGTGAAGGCCATGGTACCTGCCACCGACTGTCCGGTCAGCGTGGTGCCGGCGATGATCCGGCCGCTGCCCTGGTTCGTCAGCGAGTTGCTCACCAGCGAGACCGTGGTCCCGCTCAGCACGTTGCCGACGTTGTGCAGCGATTCGGTTGCCGTGAGCGCGGCGCTGCTGGTGGTCTTGATGTCGCCGTAGTTCTCCAGCGACTTCGAATTGAGCGAAGCGGACCCCCCGTGCAGCGTGCCGCGGTTCTCGATGTTGCCCGTCACCGACATGACCACGCCGTCCGCGGCAGCGACCATGCCGCGGTTGACCGCGCTGGCGGCGCCGACCGACACGCCGCTTCCGCTTTGAATGGTGCCGTTGTTCACGAAGCTTCGAACCGCGGTGGCCAGCACCGAGCTCTTGCCGGTGATGGTGCCCGTGTTCTCGACATCGGCGCCGCTTGCGCGCAGCGCGCCGACGCTGTTGATCGTGCCTGCGTTCGCGACGCCGGCAGTCGCGTTGAGAATGCTGGCTGCCTTGCCATTGAGCGATGCCGTCAGCGTGGCGCCCGTCGCATTGCTGATGCGGCTGCTGGCGTCGATCACCGTGCCGGTGTCGGCCTGCGTCGTGCCGCTGTTGACGAAAGTGGACACCCAGGCGTCGAGCGCGTCGGCGGCGATCACGCCGTCGACCCGGTTGTCGACCTGCGTGCGTTGCTCGCCGGTGCCGATCGACAGGGTCTTCGTTGCCTGGATGCGCCCGGTGTTGTCCAGCGCGGCGGTCTGCAGCGACGCCGTGTCGGCCGACAGAATCTGGCCGGCCTTGCTCTGCGTGATGCTAGTGCCCGCCGACAGGGCCATCGCGCCCTTCGATTGAACCGTGCCTGCGTTGGTGAGCGTCGTCGCGGCCTTCGCGGTGAGCTGGCCGCCGCTGCTCAGCGTGCCGAGGTTGTCGATGCGCTGTGCGTCGAGGTCCACCGACCAGCCACTGCCCGCCTGGTCGGTGCCCAGCGTCTGAATGGCGCCCGTCGCGGCCTGGGTGAGCGTACCCGCCACCTTGGCACCGATCGCGCCCTTCGACTGGATCACGCCCGCGTTGTCCAGCGTGGTGGCATTCACCTTGACGACGCTGCCCATCCCCTGGCCCAGCACCTGCCCCGTCGCCGTGTTCGCCACCTTGCCGGCGACGGTCAGCGTGAGGGCATCACCGGACTGCACGATGCCGGCATTGTCGAGTTGCGTGCTCGTCACGGTCAGCGCACCCGCCGTGGCAATGCTGCCGCCGGCCTGGTTGTCCAGCGTGAGTGTGTTCTTGCCGCCCGCGCCGGCAAGCGTGGCCATGCCGTCCGACTGGATGGCACCGCGGTTCACCACGGCGAGCGTCTTGGCGGAGTCGACCCCGGTCACGCTCAGGGCGCGCTTGGCGCCCAGCGTGCCGCGATTGTCCACTTGCGTGGCGGCGGCGACGGTCAGATCCTGGCCGGCCGCGACGGACTGCGCATCGCTCTTGCCCACTCGCACGGCGCCCTTCTGCGACGTGATGCGCACGTCCTGTGCACCCGCCACGTTGGCGCCGCTCAGGTCGATGTCGCCCGTGCTGGCAACGACGGCCAGCACGCGATCGGCGGCGCCGGTGTTGGCGCCGGCGGCGAGCGTGGCGCCATCCGCGCCGATGCCGACGGTGCCGGCGTTGATGCGCAACGCCTGCTGCGCGCTCCAGCTGGTGTTGTTCATCGTGGCGACATTGGCCACGTCGAGGTTCAGATTGCCGGTGGCGGCGCGCGCGCCGTTGGCCTGCGAACCGGCGCGATCGATGAGCTGCTGGGCCGAGACGATCATGTCGCCTTCGGACTTCATGGTGGCGTCGGTCAGCACGAGGCCGCCCGAGGCCATGACATGCATCGTGGCACCGGCCGTCAGGCTGGCGTCGGTGCCGCTTACCTGGAAGGCGTCGTCGCCTTGCGTGCCCCACTGCCGCACGCGCAGGTCGCGCTTGGCGGACATGCGTCCAAGGATCTCGACGCGGCCGTTGGCGTCCATCTGGAAGTCGTCGGCGCTGGCGGCCACGTCACCCATCATGCGTACGCCCACGCCGTTTTCGGTGGCGACGATGGCGATGCGGTTGGCGTACATGCCGCCCAGGCGCGAGGAGTCGATGGCGTACAGCGGCTTGTCGCCGGCATCGATCACCTGGCTGTTGCGGTTCTCGTAGTTCCAGGTGCTGGCGCCGGCGGTGATGCCGAGGTCGGCCGCCGAGATCTGGCCGTTCACGCGGATGCTGCGGGCAACGAGGTCGATGGCGCGCGTGCTGGTCGCGTCGAGGCCGGCGCCTTCGATCAGGATGTCGCCGCCGATGGTGCGGAACTCGGTCAGGTTGCCGCTGGGACCGAACTGCGGGGTGCCGGTGCTGAGCACGGCGCGGTCGGTGTTGATGAAACCGCAACCGGCGCAGGTGATGCCCCACGGGTTGGCCAGCACCACATCGGCGCGGCTGCCCAGGACTTCGGTGAAGCCGAGCAAGGTGCTGCGATTGGGCGCAACCACTTCGTTCAGGATGACGCGGGCTTCCGCGCTCAGGTTCGCGTTGTGCAGCACCTGGCCGGCCAGTTGCGAGTTGCGCGACAGCTGGCTTGCGTTGCCATTGTTCAGCACCACGCCCGTCTGTTCGACGTTGTAGTTGTTGTACCGGTTGTGCGACAGGCCGGCCTGATTGGCGGCCTCGATGTTGATGATCTGGACGCCGTTGGCCGAGCGATACACGACCGCCGATCCGCCCGGCGCCACGACAGTCTGGCCGTAGGCGTTGGCAACGCACAGCACGGTGAGCATGGCGCCGAGGACGGCGCCGGAGCCGACGGCGGCGCGGCGGCTGCCGCGTCCCGACGATGCGGTTTCGGCGGCGACGATGTAGCGGCCCTGGGCCTTGTTCCAGACGTGACGGTAGATGCGATTCATGGTTCGAGGACGCTAAGGTAGTCGGTGGACGATGGGCGCGAAGGCGGCGTCAGAAGGAGTACGACAGGGCAAACTGGACGCGGGCGCCCTCGTTCGGCATCCAGTCGGGGCGATGGAGCGATTTCATGACGTAGGTGTCGAGCAAGGCCGGGCCGAGCTTGACGGAGACACCCAGCGCCGCGCCGGACAGCGTGGCGGCGTCACCGTCGCCGCGATGGCCGCTCACGTGGCCGGCATCCAGCCCGGCATACACGCGCCAGTCGCCGCTGTAGCCGCCGAGCGAGAACGCGTTGCGCAAGCCCACGTCGTTGCGGATGAAGTAGCCGTTGTCATTCGACACGCTGTAGCGCGAGAAACCGCGCACGGTGTAGACGCTGCCGACCAGCAGTTGCTCGGAGCCGTACAGCACGTCGCGCGAATACTGGGCCGAGAAGGAGCTGCTGACGTCGATGCTGCGACCCGCCTCGAGCGGGAAGGAACGCAGCCAGGTCGCGGACACACGCGCCTTGCCGAACTGCGCGCGCGGCGCGGTGTCGGGGAGGCCGCCCGCATCATCGAGCGCGCCGAGGGCGTTGAGGCCTTGCGACCAGCCGGCGCCCAGGAACGCGACGCCGCCGAAGGCGGCGCTGCGCAGCGACAGGTCCAGATCGCCGACGGTGAGCTGACGGCTGCTGACGTCGAGGTATTGCTTCTCGAGGTAGTTCTTGGAGTCTTTGTGGGTCAGCGTGCCCGACAGGGTCAGCAGGTGGTCGCGATTGCGGAACATGACGCGGTCGGCGCGCAGGAATGCCGTGGTCGAATCGCCATCGGACGTCAGGCGCGTGCCGCCGGGCAAGGCGAACATCGTCTTGTAGCTGGACTTGCTGAAGCCGACGCTGAACGTGTTGTAGCCATAGGGCACGACGTAGCTGAAGGTGTCGGACACCGAGTCACGTGTGCCGTCCTTGCGGTCCAGCGTGCGGCGGTCGGTGATGCTGACCGAATCGTTCAGACCGAGCAGGTTGTCGAAGAACACGCCGACGGAACCCTGCGCCGGGCCGGTGCCGGCGGAGCCGGTGTTGTCGGCCGACAGATTCACGCGCCAGCGCTTCTTGGCTTCGTTCGTGATGACGAGCACGCTCGCGCCGGCCTGGCTGCCCGGTTCGATCGACATGCGGGCATCGTTCGACAGCAGGCGGTTGATCTGGTCGAGGCCCTGCTCGACATCGCGCAGGTTGAGCGGCTCGCCGAGCATTCCCGGGAAGGCAGTCCGGGTGGAGATGCTGCCGGTGTCCTTGTCGTCGACGCGGATCTTTTCCAGCACGCCCTCGACGACGGTCAGGGTGAGGCGGCCGGTGGAGAGGTCCTGCGGCCCCAGATACACGCGCGCCGCGATCATGCCGTCGTTGATGTACCAGGCGGTCACGGCGCCCATCAGCAGTTCGATCTTGCCGGCGTCCAGGCACTGGCCCGCATACGGCGAGATGAGCTCGCCCTGCGTGCCGGCGGGAATCGACGTGGCGCCGTCGAAAGTGATGACCTGGATGTCACGGCAGACGGACGGCGCACGTCCGCGCTGCGGTGCCACCGGTGCGGCGGGCTGCAGGTTGCTCGGCGGCCGGGCGCTTTCGCGGTCGAGGTCGAACTGGCGCTGAGTGCGCTCCTGCTGCTCCTGCTGGATACGCTCGATCTGCTGGATGGCAGGCGGCACCCCTTGCGCATAGGCGCTGGACGCCATCTGCCCGGCAGCCAGGCTCAGCAGGCCGACAACGAGCCAGCTCAGCCTGGGAGAGCCGGACCGTGCCGGGGTGGGATTCAGAGCAGCGGGTACACCGCGTTGAAGGATCGACATCGCGCGACTTCTCACAAATACAGATCGCCTGACCGGCATGTCCGGCACCAGGAAAGGTCCGCGAACGCCCGAACACGGACGCCGCAAAAATATTACGAAATGTATTTAATGGAAAAACTTCGCTGAAATGTTCTGAATTCCTTCGCAAAAGTGTTGATGGACGGTTTTTTCGGAGAATGTAAAAGGGCTAAAGAATTCGCCATGTCAGGCTCATGGCGTCACCACAGGCGCTACCGATCAGTTGCCCCGCTTATGCTCCAGTTGCCGGGAAACGCGTCTGGACAAGAAAAATGCGGGCGCTGTCGTAGCCGAACAACGTGGATTTGTCTTCATCCGACCGAACGAGGAATGGCACGTCCATTCGGGGGAGTTCACCCGGGCCGTATATGCTCCCTGATGGCCATGATCCGCTCACCCATGGCCATTCCCCACTCCGTCATGTGTCGCCCGTCACGCTGACGGGCCGTCTGCCATGCCTCCAGACGAGCTGCGAGTGTCCCCGCCGTCGACTGCATCGCCACGGCTAAGGTCAACGCGTCGGCCGCTGCCTTCGCGCTGCTGCCGGCGGTGTGCGGCCGCGGAATGAACGCGGCGTCACCCACCAGCACGATGCGATCGAACACCATCTGCGTGGACTGGAGATCGAGAATCGCCTGCACGAACGGCTCGTCGGTGGCGCCGACGAGATCCTGGAAACTCGGGGCCAGCATCCCCGCCGCAGCCTGACGAAGCGCCGCGATGTCGTCCTCCTTCGCGGCTCCCGGGGGCAGCGAGAAGGCGTGCCCGCGCCCGTGGCGGTCCGTCATCAGCCGGGGCAGGTCCTGCGGAGCAACGGGTCGATACCAGACCCAGTTCCAGCGCCGCTCGCCGGGCGCGGTAGATCCGTCTTCACCGGGGACGAGGTAGGCCAGCAACATGTGCCCGTCTCCTTGCTGGAAGGCGAACGTGCCCGCCAGGACCGACGCGGCGCGCGTAGGCACCCTCCCCTCGGGCGCAAGGCCGCGCCACGCCACATAGCCGGCATACGCGGGCGTCACGTCCGGCGCCAGCTGATTGCGCACGGTGGACAGACCGCCGTCGGCGCCGACGAGCAGGTCGCCGGTCGCCACCCGACCCGACACGAAGTGCGCGCTGACACCCGCGTCGGTCTGCTCCACGCGCGCCAACGTCTCGCCGCGATGGACCGCATCGGCGGGAAGCGCCGCGAGCAGCGTGCGGTACAGCGTGTTCCACGAGGTCTGCGTCTGTGGCATGAATGTCCGCTGGACAACACGGTCGTCGCGATCCAGGTAGATCCGATCGCCAGACGCCACGCCTAGCGCGTGCGGCGGCGCGATGCCGGCGAATCGGAAGGCGGCGAGCACGTCGGGTTGCAGCACGATGCCGCCGCCGCGGCTATCCAGCTCGTGCGGTGAGCGTTCGTAGACATCGACGCGCCAGCCGGCGGCGCGCAGTGTCGTGGCGGTGAAAAGACCGGCGAGCGAGCCGCCGATGATGAGGGCGTGCGGAGTCGACATGGCACTTCCTGGAATGGAGTTCAGGGCGGCGCAGGGTGTGCGGCGCGGTCAGGTCATGGACAGCGCGGCGTCGGCGGCGATCAGCGCATCCGCCAGCGTCCGGGGCGGTTGCGCGCCACTGATATAGGTGTCGCCGATCGCCACGGTCGGCACCGCGCGGATGCCGGCGACCACGGCGCCCAGCTCGGCCGCGACGACGTCGCGCTCCCCCTCGCTGCCGGCCAGGAAGTCGGTGACCGCCGCGCCGTCGAAGCCGGCGTCGACCGCGAGATCGGCGAGCACGTCGCGCGCGCCGATGTCACGGCCGTCGCGGAAATACGCCGCGAAGATGGCCTCGAACAGGACGGCAGTCCGTTGCGCGTTTCCGAACGCCTGGGCGAACGCCATCAGACGATGGGCGCGGCGCGTGTTGGGGGTGATGGCGACGCGGTCGTAATCGAACGCGAGGCCCACCGCCCTGCCCCGGGCCGCGACGTCGGCGTCCATGGCCTGGGACCGGGCCCAGCTGCCGAACTTGGCCGTGCGATAGGTCTTGCGGTCGACGCCGTCGACCGGCATGTCGGGATTCAGCTCGAACGGGAGATAACGAATGTGCGGCGGCGTCTTGAGCGACACGGCCGCCAGGGCGGATTGCAGATGGCGATGGCCGATCCAGCACCATGGGCAGATGAAGTCGGCGGTCACACTGAGCTGAAGGGCGGGCATCACGAATCTCGAATGAGCAGGCCATTGCCTGACGAATGAGACGAGCTTAAGCTTTGCTCCGGCTGATATGAATCCTCACCTCAAGCAATCTGGCATTGCGCCGTGCGCAACGTAGTCTCATGGACAAACTGCTTTCCCTGCGTTCATTCGTCACCGTGGCGCAATCAGGTGGATTTTCCCGAGCAGCGCGGGCGCTCGGCGTCGCCACGTCGTCGCTGACGCGTCAGATGGACGCGCTGGAAGCGTCGCTGGGCACGGCACTGCTGACGCGCAGCACCCGGCAGGTGACCCTGACCGATGCGGGCCAGAAGTATCTGGAGCAGGTCACGCGCATCCTCGAGGAACTGGCGCACGCCGATGACAGCGTCGCCGACCTCCATCAGGAACCCGTCGGGCCGCTGCGGGTATCGGTGCCGGTCACCTATGGGCGCCTGTGCCTGGGTCCGCACATCGCCGCCTTTCTGCAGCGTTATCCGAAGGTGTCGCTGCACCTGCAGCTCACGGACGCCAATGTGGATCTTCATGCCGAGCGCATGGATGTGATCGTGCGCATCGGGACGCCGGAGCGGCATCCGAATCTGATCGTGCGGCGGCTGGCCGACCACCAGCGTTTTGTCGTGGCAAGCCACGACTACCTGAAGCGTGCCGGGACACCAACGCGCCCGGCGGACCTGGCCGCACACGAGTGCCTGCAGTTCGCCTATGACCATGGGTCGCCGCAATGGACGTTCGAGAAGCAGGGGGAGGTCGAGAAGGTGGAGGTGCGCGGCCGACTGGAAGTGAACAACGCCGACCTGGTGCGCGAAGCGCTGGTCGATGGCCTGGGCATCGCCCTGCTGGCGCAGTGGCTGGTGCAGGACGACGTGACGGCTGGCCGGGTACGGCGACTCTTCGAGGACTACACCGTGAACCCAGGCGACAAGACGGTGTGCGTGTACGCGGCCTACCTGCCGAACCGACGGCATTCGCGGAAGGTGCAGGCGTTTCTGGCGTTTCTGGCGGAGCGGGTGGGAGCTGGCTGACGGAAGCCAGAAGCCGGTGGCGCAAAGCCGAGTGGGCGCCGTGACTTACACATAAAAAAACCCCCACGAGGCGCACGCCTGGTGGGGGTTTTCGGTGGCGCGCCGACAATGTCGACCAGCCGAATCTGGTGGGTGGTACAACGTCCAAACTGTTGCGGTAGAACGTCGCCACCACGTGCGAACGCGTTTCCCGAAGGCGAACCGTACCCCCAAGCTTACCCCCAACGCGAAAGGCTGTGGTTGAGGCACGTGCGGCACCTTTTCATCCTACCTTGGTACGGGGTTCCCCGCCTGTCGGCTGACCACGGTGCCGCGCATGCTCGCCCCATGGCACTCGACCTGCAAACCCTCGCCCAGCGAACCGCCTTGACCGCCGCCCATCAGCTGTTGCTGGCCGCCCGCGATCACCCCTCCGGATCGGCCGAACAGCTGGACTGCGTCGGCGCGGCCACCGACATAGCGCTCATGCTTGAGGCGTACGCGCATCTCTGGACGCCAGCTAACTGACGACCGTTCGTCCGCTTGCGAGCGCGCACTACTGTACATACATACAGTATCGTGATGGTTTTCAGCCAGAGAGCGTTTGCCATGCCGGCCATGGATACCGAAGCCATGCTGTACCTGTTCAACCGTCACCCCTGCGGACTGGTGACGGCGAAGACGCTGCTGGCCAACGCCCGCGCGCATCGGGTGGCCCCCGGTGACGCGCAGGCTGCCCTGAGCGAGCTGGTCGCACGCGGCACGCTCCAGTGGGCGCCGGGCGCGAAGCTTTGCCGGCCCGACTGAGGCGCTGGCCATGGCTACCACCTACCCCACCACCCCCGAGCAGTCCATCGGGCGGCCCTGCTACACCTGCGTGCACATGTGGGATATCGCACCGATGGGGCACGCCACCTGCATGCGCGAGCGCGCGAAGGGCTTCACCGGCGTACAGCCGAACCCCGAGGGCGGGTGCGTGTACTGGTTGCGTGATCCATCGGCGCCGGTGGTGAACACGCGGGCCGAGTGGATTGCCCTGCATGGACCTGGCTTGACGGGATTCACCGAACGCAGCGAACGCAAGTTTCGGCCATCGATGACGGTGCACGATGTTCGGAGCGCTGTTGCATCCGGCGACGCGGAAGCGATCGCTTGGGAGGTCGCGCGCCTGCATGACACGCTGCGCCGTACCGTCGATGCGCTCTACTCAATGCTGGCACGCATCGAGATTGAGCAGTTCCGAGATGACATCACGCGGCTGCGCGAGCTGCTCGCGTGCGAACCCGCAGTGCGCACGCATCTGCAGCGCCACGGTCAACGGCATCCCTCCGCTGCCCCCTCGAGTCGCGCTTCGTAGGCTTCGCGCATCTCGATCTCGGCCAGCGCGGCGCGCGTCCACTCGTAGTCGTCGGCATCCGCCGGCAGCACGTCGAGCGGCCACACCGGGCGGTCGATCTGCGGCGCGCGGCACGGCACGCCCACCGGCACCTCGACGGTCACCGTTCGCGTGACCACCTGCGGCGCCGGCCCTGCGCAGCCGGCCAGCGCCGTCACCAGCGCCAGACCGCCCAGTTTGACGAATTCGTCAATTCTGAAATTTCCGTTCATCGCGCCGCCCTCCCCTTCATGTATTCGCGTCGCAGGTCGGTGATGGAGCTGCAGGTGTTCGCGGGATCCGCAGGCGGGCGCTGCTGGAGGTCCGCCGCGCGCCCGGCTGCCGCATCGGCGCGTGCCTGGGCAGCTTCGACGGCCACATGCGCGATCGCCGACCGCTCGGCATCGAGGCGCACCAGGTCGGCCATCGCCAATTTCGCTGCGCCCACATCCGCGGCGCACTGTCCATTCACGCCGGCCAGCTCGTCGATGCGACCGCGCGCGGTGCGAAGATCGGCCTGCAGGGTGTTGATCGTCTTCCCCTGCCACGCCCATGCCGCGCTGCCGGCGAGCGCCGCGCCGATCAGCAGCACGGCCAGGTAACGCCACCCGGTGCTCATGCCACCGCCCCGATGCCCAGCGCGGCGCGCGCGGCGGCGTGCAGGCGCTGGCGGTCAGCCAGGCCGTTGGCGCCACCGTTGATGGCCTTTGTCAGCCCGATGAAGTCTCCGGCGTCGGCGAACCGGTTCAGCCGGTTGTTCCACCAGTACCAGCCGGCCACGCGCGCGGCTGCCTCGGGCGCGGTCAGCAAGTCCGGGTGGTTCAGCACGTCCAGGCCCAGCGCCATCAGCGCCAGGACGTAGTTGCGCGTGCCGGTAAGCTGGATCAGCCCCCGCCCCTTGAACCGTTGCCCGTCCCCGTCCTTCTCCGGCGTGTTGCCGAGGCTGAGCGCCAGCTTGCCGACGTCGTAGGCAGACCCGTCTGCAAGCTCGGCGACCCATCGCAGGCCGCCCGACTCGTGGCCGACCTGCGCCAGGAACGCCGCGGCGCGCGCAGGCGTGTTCACCTCGAATTCCGCCATCGCGCGCACGATCGGGTTGAGCCACAGTTGCGCACGGGCGAGAGTGGCGCCGGTACTGGCCGCCAGTTGTTGTGCTGTCAGGTTCATGATGGAGTTCCCGAGTTGGAGGGCGGCGCAGGCGGCTCGCCGGGGCTCACCAGGCGCAACTTGAACTTCACGCCGGTGAGAATCGCGCGCGAGATCAGGTCACAGCCTGCCGCGCCGCTGAAGCTCATCGCGGCGATGAGCAACCCCGTGGAGAGGCCTTCAAATCCGAATTTCGTCGCACCGAAAAAAGCCATCACGCCCACGAGCCATGACCCGGCCATGTGGGCGCACCCGAGGACGACCGGGTGACGTAGGGGGCGCGGAGGGTCCGCGTTGACGTCGTTCGAGATCCGGATCAGCAGCGACGAGGTGCCGGCCAGGGTGGAAAGGAACAGGACCAGGCACCACTCGAACGTCGAAATCTGCTCAACGGCATTGCCGAACGTGAGAGTCGACGCGCTGACGGCCACGGGCCACAGCAGGACCAGAGATAGGCGCAGGCGCAGGAAAGTAGTCATTGGCACGCCCGGATCCTTTGAACGTAGTGGGATTGCACGCCCTTGATCGCGATGTACACGCTGAAAAAGGCGTCGAGTAAGTAGCGGGCAATGAACGGGGCGATAGCCCCCATCTGCGCGACCGCGAGCGTCATCCCCACCATGCCCATTGCCATGAGCATGTAGATCAGGTGCCGGTGCTTGTGCGGGAACCGCCACCGGATGCGGTCCGGGAACCAGTCATTGATGACGACGTCGAGCACACCGAACAGGGCCAGCGTGCCCAGCACGATCATCGCGACGTAGCCCTGCGCGCCGTCTGTCTGCATCGCCTCGAAATGTCGGCTATGCCGATCCGCCGCGGCAATGCCGACCGTCACGAGAATCGAGCACGACGCGTACAGGCGCACAAGCGCGTTATTCACTGTCAGCATGAGCGGCCTCGCGGAGCGGTCTGTCGATATGGGCGGTCTGCCATAGGTCTCGTCCGGACGAAAAAAACCCCGCTCGGTGCGGGGTGTTGGGTGGCGGGTGCGGAGAGGCAATCATGTGGCCGGCTCCCATCTTCGGATCGGGTTCACGTGCGTGGCCACCATCGCGACATCAGGCATGACCAGTTTCCATCCGACGTTGATGCGCATGTATCGCGCCCCGCCCCGGCGATAAAACAGCTGCCCGCGGACATGGAACGCGGACCGGGTGAAGACGCTGGCGCCCGCGCGCTCGGCCACTGTGAACGCCCAGCTGTTGGCGCCGGTGTCCCAGGCCCCGCCGCGCGTGCTGTCGTGCACCGTCGCCGTGCCGGCCCGGGCGAAGCCCAGCACCTGCGCGCGGAAGCCATACGCCGGGTTGCGCCACAGCCAGCGCACACGGGCCCGGTACCGCAGCCACCGCGATGCGCCGAAGTCGGCCGGTGTCTTCGCCGCGAAGTCGCGGAAGTTCTTCAAGAACAGCCCGTCGGCACGCCAGGGTTCATCCGCTCGCGACGGTCGCCAGATCTCATCGAGCGGGAAATCGTGCGACTGGAACCAGGACAGCCAGCGCGGCAGATCGCCCTGCTTCGTGTCCGGATCCTCGGTGGCAAATGCAGCAAGCGCCAGCAGCGGCGCGAGCAACCACGTGAGCAGCACGGCGACGATGGAGAGCAGCGCGGCCGGCAGATACCGCAGCACCGCCAGGGTCAGGGCGAATCGGTTCATTCGGGAAGCTCCAGGGTGGGAAGAACAGCGAACAGCGCGTTGGGCGTCGGCTCGAGTGCACGGCCGGCGGCCACCTCGTCCATCAGCCAGTAGCAGAACGCCCATACCCTGCTGCGCCACGCGCGGAACGCCTGGCCCTCGGCCTGGAACTTCGGGACAGCAGGCTCCTCCGCGTAGGTGACGGCCGTCGCGACGTCGTCGTATCCGAGTGCGCGGGCCGCGTCGTCCATGTGCTGCTGGACTTGGGCCTGCAGGACTTTCGTGCGCTGCTTAAAGGCTTCTCGCGCCGCCTGCTCCGCAACGTCGGCCGGCAGGTCCTCGACGATCCAGCGCTGCTCCCAATGGCCCTTGCGGGTCAACACCGGAGCGGCCTCGGAGACCACCTGCCGGAGCGGGTCGTACGGCAGCATCGGGGCAGGAAACACGAGGGCGTAGGGCGCCGGAGCGCCGAAGCCCGGGGCAGACCAGGGGAATACCGACTCGGGGAACTCCGCGTCGATCTGCTCGCGCGCCACCGGGTAGGCGAGGGTATCTTTGTTGATATAGGCCATCACGCAATTGCCCAAAAAAGGTAGGTTGCCCCGGCCACGTTCACGCCGGTCGCGGCAGTCTGATTGACGACGAACCCCGACGCGAGGGGGTCTACGCCGTCGTCCGTCGTAATCTCGGAGAAGGCATCGCCTAACTCGAAGTACGGGTCTGCATTGGCGACAATCCCTCGCGCCGCGTCCCATACAAACCACGGCGCGGCCGCGCCGAGGCGGACAATGAGAATGAAGCGCGCCCCGGTCGTGAATCCGCAGTCCACGTTCTGCGCGCCGCCGTTGCCGACGTACGAACCGATCTTGCTGACCCCGGGGGCGCTGGCGAACAAGTAGGCGAAGTACAGGCCGCCAAGCGCGTTGACTTCTGCGTTCGTGCCGAGCGAGATTTCGGCCGCCGTCGGACGCCTGGCGTTGAACGCGCCCGTGCCGTCCCCCCCGTTATTTCGGTTGTTGATGCATTCCCAGCGATCGGCCGCGAGCGGCGCGGCGCCCACGACCCAGTAGCCGGCGGCGTCACGGCGCTTCACTATTACCAGCTCGGGCGCGACGGCGAGATTGTGTCGGACGGTACGCGCCGCCCCCGTTCCGGTATAGAGCACCTGATCGAAGAATCCCGCCGCGCGCTTGAAGAAGCAGTCGAGCGCTCGCGCGGAACTCGAAGTTCCGAACGACCCCGCGATGTACCCGTCGGACGTGAATTGCACGACTCCTCCGGTTCCTGTGGCCCCGCCGGCCATGACACTCTCGGGCGAGTTCACCCATGGGCCGACGTATGCCTCGCCCCGTCGCTTGTCCCAGAAATAGTGGGTGTTGTTCGAGCCGAGCGACTTGCGCAGGACCATATCCGGCGCGAAGGGAACCCCTGTTTGCGTGACGGGCCCTGCCTGCGCAGGGCGCACACGCGAGAAGAACACCTTCGAGGCGTCCGTCGGCGGCTTGGTGGATCGCCGAATCGCCATGTACACGAACGTCCCGGAAAGACCGCTCGGCACGAAGCCCTCGTCGCCCAAGAGAACAGGCGCGGCTGAGACGACCTCGTTCGCCGCGGAGTTCAGGGCGATCGTCGACGCGAATTGAGCGTCCCAGCGACGCGCCGTGTCGAGCACCTGCCATCCGTTCCCCGAGGCGAGATTGCGGTACAGCAAGTACTGGGGCTCCCAACCCAAGTTCACCAAGGTCGAACCGCCCTCGAAGGAGCCGCACCTGATCTTTCCGTCCGGGGCTGGGTCGTGCGCCCAGAGATATGCGACGTAGGTCACGCCCGCGGCGTTGTAGGACGAGCCGACAGTGAGGTGCGTAGCGGTCGCCTGCGTGCTGTTCCAGACCGCGTTGTTGACGATTCCAGCATTCGTCGTGTTGAGGGCGTAGTACACGCCCGTCGTGGCGTCGATCGATCGATGCTGAGTCGCCCAGATGCCGGACGCACTGCGCGACTTCGCGATCGAGAAGCCCGGCGCAACGCCCAGGCCGTGCGGAATGGCGCGCGACGCGGCACCGTCGCCCGTCCACGTCACGATGTCGAAGAACTTCTCGGCCGAGCGGAAGGTGTGCGCGACGAAAGGGCCGTCTGCGCCGCCGTTCAGACCGGTGTAACCGTCGTTGATCGTGAAGCCCGACGCGAGGTAGGTCATCGCGTCCCCGACGCTGACCTCGGGGTCCGTCCGGGTGCCCATCGACAGCACGTAGTCGGTGGTTCCGACCACGCGCACGTTGTCGAGCGCGCTCGGAACCGTGGTGCTGGCGCCCGAAAGGCGCTTCGAGATGAACAGCGCCTTGTAGTCCTTCGTGTTGACTCCGTTCGGGATCGTCTGGGCCGCGCCGTTGCCCGTATACATGTATGCAGAGAAGACGTCGTCCACATAGGTCGTCGGGGCCGCGCCCGAGCCGAGACCCGCGGCGGCCATGAGCAGTGCGAGCGCGCTCATTTGATGTCCTTGGCCAGCAGCATCCAGTCGAGCGTCGCGCCGCCGTCGTCGGTCATGACGGCGACCTTGTCGCGCCCCGACGCCGTGAAGGTCGGCTTCACGCCGCCGGCCCACTTCGACCCGGCCGGGAAGGTCAGCGTGAAGGCGCCCGCGTTGATGAGGTCCATTACCACCACGCCGACCTGCCCCGACGGCGGCGCGCCGTACGTGTGGAACGCCGTGTCCGCCGTGATCGTCATCTCGACGCTCTCGTAACCGAAATTGATGGTGTTTCCGTACATCACCTCGGCCTTGCCGGTCTGTTTCACCATGGTCCACGGCGACGGGTTCACCACGTCGTCGAAGGCCATAACCGGTCGGGTCCAGATGTTGACGCCATCCTTGGCCGTCTGGAACACCAGAATCAACGACGGCTCGCCGACCACAATGAGCTCGACATCGACGGCGTAGCTGCTCGAGTTGCCCGGATTCGGACCGTCGGCCGAGGTGGAGTCGCCGTAGAATTTTCCGGGCGTGAGCAGCGAGTTGAAGCTGAAGTTGGGCGGGAGCGCCGTGGTGCCGCTGCCGGAGGGTTTGGCGTTCACCTCGTTGAGCGCCCGGACCAGGGAGGTCTTGTCGACGGTACTGAGCTCCTCGAGTTGGCCGATTTTGCCGTCAAGGCCGTTCACGCCCTCGTCCACCGTCTCGGCCAGCAACTCGACCTGTCCATGCACCTCGTTGATCGCACCGACCAGGTCGGACTTGTCCGCTGTCTCGAGCGCCGGTAGGGAACCGACGGCCTCTTTCCAGGCGTCGGCGACGGCGGGTAGCGGCTGGGCGTCCCAGGCCACGCCATTGAAGCGCCACAGCTTGTTGCCGAAGGCGTACTCCTGGCCCGCTACGGGATTCGCGGGGAAGCTGATTGCCATGTTCTGTCCTGTTAGGTGACGTCGCGCGCGGTCAGCGCGTTGACTTGGAACCACGCGTCGACGGTGGGCGCGGTGGCGGTGCTCGACTGCTGGAAGATCGGCAGGCACTTAGCCGCGCCGGCCGGGGCGATCGTCTGCACGTAGAACGTCCCCGACTCGGTGGCCAGGCCTGGCGTGCCCACCAGCCACTCGAACTTCACCTGCGTGTCGTCCGCGGCGCTCCAGACCAGGGCCATCAGACCGTTGAAGGTGCCGGCCTGCGCGTCGTTGAAGGCCGATTCGAGGCGGCCCACGAAGTCGTAAGCGCGGCCGGCGACGACGGGGAAATCGGGGATGCCGATGTTTCCGTCATTCGGTGCCGCGCCTGCCGGTCGGGTGATGCGCTGCCACCGGCCTGCCGGTGCGCCCGCGATCAGGCTGCCGCCGTGCGTGTTCCACGAGTACAGGCCTTGTGCGACGCCAGGCGTCCCGCTGTCCCCGGTGAAGCAACCACGCGTCATGAGGTTCGACGAGTCGAGGTCCGTCGCGGCGATGAGCGGCGCGCCGTCCTGTGGGGCGCCGGAGAAGAGCGGGTCGTCGAGCGCGTGCCGCGCGATGGTCGCGGCACCCTTGTTCGTTGGGTGCGTGCCGTCTGTGGTGAGCTCGGCGGGGATGGTGCCCGTCGCCGGGTCGGTCAGGGCCGCGAACGCGTCGAGCAGCGGGAAGGCGTGCCGTGCGCGCAGCCTGTGGATTCCCGCATTCCAGCGGCACACTTGCGCCAGGCTGCCCGGGATATCGCCGCGCGGCGGGACGGTCCACAGCACCGGGAGGATGCCGACAGCGGCGAGCCGCGAGCACATCCGCCCAACGGCATGGAGGCCGGCGTCCACCGTCGAGACGTCGAAGTAGTTGTTGCTGCCCGCGGCGACGACGCAGGCGCGCGGCGGCGGATCCATCGCGAGGACGTGCGGCAGGAGCTCGGCCTCAATTTCCTGAGCCGTCTTGCCGCCGATGGCGAAGGTCTCCCGGCGACGGTACCGCTGGTGCGACAGGAAGCACAGCCGAGTAAGCCAGTCGCCCTTCTCGCCGAAGCCGAACGCGGTGATGCTGTCACCGACAGCCGTGATCCCCACGGCGTCCGCGCGCACGCCGCCGCCGAAAGCGACCGTGCCCGGGACGCGCTCCACCCATGCGCCCGCGCCCGCGCCGACGGTCCAGGTGTATGTCGTGCCCGTCGCGGTGTCGAGCCACTGATCGCCCGGCTTCGGATCGGACGGCGGCGCGCTCGAGGCGACTTCGTACCCGCCTCCCGCCGCGGCGATGGCCTCGCTGAGCCCCGGCATGTCGTCTATCGCGCCGGTGTAGGCGACCGCCGCGAGCGCCTCGCCCAGCGCGGCGACCTCCGTAGCGGCGGTACCCGCCGGATCTGCGCCGACAGCCTCGGCCGTGAGTGGCACGTCTCCATCGGCCCCAGGTGCCACGCCCGCCACGGTCTTCACCTGTCCCGCGGCGGCCAGCGCCTCCTGCAGCCCGGGGATGTCCCCGATGCCGAGAGACACGTTACCCTCGACGTCCGGGACGTTGTTCACCGTGCTCACCGTGCCCGTTCCGGCGCCTGCCGCGCCTGCCGCGCCGCGCACGTTGATCGCGAGCGCCGGCTCCGCCACCACGCCCGCCTCTGCGAGATAGCCAGTCGCCGGCGCAGTGCCGACGCCACCAGCCCAGGACAGGATGCGCAGCACGCGCCGCTCGCCATCCTCCGCCAGCGCCACGGTGGGCGTCCAGCCGTTGCCGTGAGCCTGCACGCTGGCCAGGATCGCTGCGGCGGCCTCGACGTGATCCTCGGCAGCATCAGCGGCAGCGAGCGCGTCGACGGCGCCCTGCACGGCCTCACCGCGAGCCGTGAGCACGATCTGCCGATCGGCGGAAGTCGCCTGGGCGTCCTGCGTAGTGTGCTCGGCCTTCACTGTTGCGGTGCCCGCCGCCGTAACGGCGTCATCGCGCGCTGCTTGGGTGGCTTGGCGGTCGCCGGCGGTGGCCTGTGCATCAGCGGCTGTCTGGCCCGCCTTGCCCGTAGCGACACCCGCCGCCGCTTCGGCGTCCGTGCGAGCCGCATCCGCGGCCTGCCGATCGGCGGCGGTCGCCTCGGCATCCGCGGCCGTCTTTGCCGCCTTCGCGATAGCGATGTCGGCGGCCTCCGCCGCCTCCGCTCGCGACTGGTCCGACGCAGCTGCTGCGGTCTCAGCCCGTTCCACTTCGGCGGCGACGGACGCACCGCCGTCGGCAACGATCTGCGTCACAGCGGACCGGTCAGCGGCCGTCGCCTCGGCATCAGCAGCAGTCGCGTTGCGGGCGGCCTCGACCCCCACGACCACCGCGTCGACGTGCTGTCGGGCCGCTTCGACGTCGGCCGCCTTCTCGGTAGCCGTCACGCCCGCAGCGACGGCGATGGCGCGGTAACCGTCGGCCTGATCACGTGCTTCGAAAGTGTCGTCGCGCGCGGCTTCGGCCTGGCGGATCGCTTCCTCCGCGCCGCCGATGGCGCCCGCGACACTGTCGTCCAGCTCGTTGAGCTTTCGGATGGCGTCGGGCCCCTTCATGCCTGTCGTGAAACGTCCCATCGGTCACCACCCTTGCAGTTGAATTTTCGTCGAGTAGAGCCGCGCCGCCGCGGCGACGATGCCGGCGGGCGCCATGCGTCCATAAATCATGTGGTCCTGCTCAAGGAGCGGATCGTCATCGTTCGGAAAGACGCTCACGAAGACTTTGCGGCCGCCCTCCGTGCCGCGCAGGATCTGCATGAACCGCGCGCGATCGTTGGGCCGAAGGACCGACATATCCATCGCCATCTGGTCGTAGCCTGTCCCTCGTTCGGTGCGCAGGTCCCCGCTGTCGGCCCTGGTGCCGGTCGTGGTGTCCACACGTTCCAGCGTCAAACCGTAATCGGGGTTGTATTCGGGCGACCAGTAGCCGCCGGCTACGATGCGCGAGCAGTCGATGTATCCGGCCGGGTTGCCCGGGTCCGACAGCGTGATTTCCAGCCGGCGCGCGGCCACGTGGTCCGGCAACCAGGCCGCTACCTTCGCCGCCCCGCCGAAGGCGAACGCGTTGCTGTTCAGCGGCAGCGTCCAGTCCCACATATCCATCACCGCCGCCGGCGCGGCCAGCTGCTCACCGGTGTCGGCAAGCAGGATGTCGTCCGCGTCGAAAGCGCGCACGCGGATCAAGGCGTCGGGCGTGGCGTTCGTCGCCGGCAGCCCCACGCCGCCCACCGTTTCGTCGGTCGGCCAGGCCAGGGTGTACGTGACCTCGGGCCCGACCGATCGATGCGCCAGACCCTTGATGTCCGACAGCAGGTGCGCCGGCACCATCTGGCCAAACGTGCTGCTGGCCGTGACTACGGCCCGGTCGGCGGCGTTGTCGTAGATGACGCGGAGGTTCGCCACGGGTTACTCCGTGGCTTGCGCGGCCGCCACCGGCGCCAGAGCGAAGCCGAGGTATGCCAGCTGGCCGTTGAGCGCTGCGACCACTTCGGGACTCAGGTCGTCGGCGATGACCGGCAACTGCTGCTGCATCGGATGGCCGACCTGCTGGCCTGCCGCGTCGGTCAGCACCACGATGGACGTCATGACGATGGGGAATGGCGCGGCCTGCGCGGGATTGGGCACGTTGATCTGAATGGCGGTGAGGGCGGTGGTGCGCTTCATGGTTGGTTCCTTGGGTCAGAATGAGATGGTTCCGGACTGGCCGTTGATGGTGACGTTGTAGGTATTGCCGGTGCGCACGAAGCCGTTGAACCCCGCGCCTCCGACTGTGGAGTGCGCGTACAGGTTCTGGCACGACAGGTCCCAGGACGACGAGATGCTGCCGGCGCTGATGCTCGAGCCGTTGGTGTTGATCGCGCCCGCGGTCAGGCTGCCCAGCGTCACGGAGCCGTTGACGCTGAGCGAGCCTGCCGACACTTGGCCCGACGTCGAGAAGCTTCCCGCCGAGAGCCCGCCGTTCACGAACGTCCCGCTCGGCAGCGAGGCCGAACTGGTGGCATAGAGGTTCACAGTGCGGACGTCGTTCGTCGCCGCCAAGTTGAGCGTGTTGATGATCGCGTTGGGCGCGAAGATGTCCTTGCCCACCACGAGGTTCGTGATGGTCGACGTGCCGATCGCTGTGACGTTGAAGGCTTTCAGCTCGTCGGTGGCGTTCACGCTGTTGACGTAGAGGTTCTCCGTGGACATGTTGATGCCCTTGAAGGTCGTCCCCTGGAACTCCCCGCCGGTGAACACCTTGCCGGTGAAGCTGCCCGCGACGATCGCCTCCGCCGTCACCACGTTCGCATAGGCCAGTTGACCGAGGTTCGTCACCTGAGTTGCGCCGTTGAGCTGCCCGACGGCCTGGGTCGCAAGGTTCACCACGTTCGCCGACGCCAGCGCCCCAAGGCCGCTGATGCGCCCCGAGCTGAGGGGCACGCCTGCCGAGAAGATGACGTTGCCCGTCGCGTCCTTGATCGTCAGCCCGCGCGTATCGACCTGGTCGGCGACAACGGTCTGCGCGCGGAAATTCCCCTGGTGCACGATGGTCGTTCCGTCCGAGCCGGTCACGGTACCGGGGAGCGAACCCGCGCCCAGCTGCGACGGCGGCACGATCACAGTCGGCGGTAGCACCACGGGCTCGGTGCGGACCGTCGCCGCCTGCAAGATCTTGTCGCGTGCGTTCCGTACGGTGGTCGTCATACCAACACCTCCACGCCCACCTGGCGCTTGCTCCAATCCGTCTTGACGCCTACCACCATGCCGGTGACGCCGTCGTCCATGCCGTACCGATCAACAATGATCGTCAGCGCCTGGCCGAGCTCGATCGTCACCAGCGACGCCCAGCCCTGAAACGGACATAGCGTGCGCGGGACTCGCCACAGCGACAGACGGCGCGCCGCCTCTGCCTCCGCATCGGCCGTTTCCAGCAACAGGGTGTCGACACGCTCAGGCTCACCGTGCAGCCGATACAGGGTGGCAACGTCACTGTCATTGGCGACCGCCTCGAGATATTCCTTCTCGTACAACTCGCGATGCGCCGCCGGGATGCCGGTCTCCAGTGATTGCTGAACCGTCCAGTTGCGGGCGTAGCCCAGCCGCGCACCGGCGCGCACCTCGGTGCGCAGGCCAGGCTTGAACGTCTTGTCGATCATGTCGTCGCGTGTGATGCACCGTGCCGGCCCCGGGGCCGGGAGGTCGATCTTCAGCAGGCGCAGTTGCCCCGCCCGCGACATCGCCAGCTGCGCGCCCACGCTCGCCGCCAGCTGCTGGCAGACCGCGAGCACGTTCGCGCGATCCGGGATCCAAATACCCACGGGGTGAGGGTGCGCCGCGTCGAACGCTGCGAAGTTCACCAGATCGATGTCGGCCAGCGTGAAACGGTCCTCGACGGTGCCGTACTGGGTCGCAATGCGCTGCACGATGCCGGCGACCGTGTTGGTGTACCCACCAGCGCTCGAGGATCCCTGCACGCTCGCGGTGATCTGCCCGGCCGGAGACTTGGCCAGCCGAAACTTGCCCGTCGCCGACGTTGCGGTGAACAGCACCGGCACACCGTTGTCCCGTACCTCGATCACGCCCTCGATCGGTCCGTTGTGCACTTGGTACTCGTGATGTGCCTCGTCGACCAGCAGCGGCGCCACGTTGAAGGTTTCGCCGAAGGTGTGCGGCAGGAGCACGTCCTTGTTCACACCCTCCCCGCCCAGCTTCGCGTCGCTAAGCGGCGTGTTCAGCCGCTGCAGCTTGTCGCGCAAGGCAAGATTCAGTACGGACCCATCCCGCGCGCCGATGTCGTTGACCGTACCGGCGAAGATCCGCCGGAAGTCGCTGCGCGGCCATTTCACGTCACCGATGAACACCTCGATGCCGCGGTTGCGCCATACGTCGACCAGCCACGAATCGCGTTCGCCGCTGGCGTTGTCGATCTCGATGCTTCCCGTCGACAGCGACGGCTGCCCATCGAGCGGCAGCGTTTCGTCGAACGAGATCCCGCCCCTGATCACGGGCAGGTACGGCACCCCGGCCTCCGTCGAGTACCCGCGATCAGCCAGCAGGCGGGTGATCTCCACCCCGCCCACCGACACACCTACCTCGACCAGGACGACACGAAGCGCGGCCGGGCTGTCGAGCCAGGCCAAGAACTGCTCATCCGTCATGCGATTTCCACCCTGCGTTGCGACGCCTCGAAGGCGCCGTCGTTGACCGATCGCTCCACGGTCGTTGCGACGTGGTCGGCACCCGCAGCCACCGTGGCGACGACGGCCTGAGCGTTTCGGTCGTGGGCCGCGACGAGCGCTGTCTGCAGTTCGATCACCTTGGCGGTGAGTCCTTCCACCAGGCGCTCGAGGCGTGCCGTGTTGCCACTACCACCGCCGCTTCGCACGGCCGTCGCCAACTGGTCGTTCGTGTAGACCCGGCCAGCAGTCGGCATGTCGAGCAGTTCGGGCCCTTCCTCTCCGACCAGAATCAGGCCGGTACCGGTCAGGCCGCCACGGGCATAGCCGGGGATGTGCGCCGCCTTGCCGATCTCCTTCTCGAACTGCGACGGGTCGAGGCCGCTGGACAGCCAGAACGCCCGGCCCGCAGCATCCGGCTCGCGACCCAGGACCTTCTTGTAGGCCGCGATCAGCGCCTGCTCACGCGCGGCCACCGTCTGGAACTGCTGCTCCGTCGCGCCATTCGACGCGGCGTTGCTCCAGAACTCGAGGCCGCCGGCGTCCGCGTCCCGGCCGAGGTTGTTCTGATACCAGCCCTGCACCTGCGTCGACGTGCCAAGCAGCGGCTGCAGCTTTGCAGCCAGCTCAGCCGGCAGGCCGGCCAGCAGCGATGCCACATCGTCGAGACGGCCCGCCTTGAGCGCGAGCGCCTCCAGACCTGACATCTCAGCGTTCGATGCAGCGACGGCCTGCTGGTACTGCCGATCCAGCGTGCTCCACGCGCCGTCAGCAATGCCGCGCAGCTGCTGCAACTGCGCCAGCGACTCGCCGCCGACTGCCAGCTGCTGCTCGGCAGTGGTCTGGGTGGTGACGCCCAAGCCATCGAGCGCCCCTGTCACGCTGTCGAAGACGGCCGTGTAGTCGACGCCTGATGCGCTGTACCGACGCTGCAGTTCGAGATAGGTCTGCGCGGCGCCTTGCAGCGCCTCCAGGGCCTTCTGGTCGCCGCCCTGAGCCTTGCCCAGCGTCTCCTGGTATTGGGAAGCAGCCTCGGCCAGCTTCTGGCCCAGCGTGAGCGGGGACAGGTCGCTGACCTTCAGCCCCTTCACGTACTCGCGCAGCGACTTGCCGAGGTCGACCAGCGATTGCAGGTTGGTCTTCTCGGTCTGGTATCGCTCGAGCACCAGGTTGGTCAGTTCGCCGGACAGCGACACTTGCTGTTCCAGCGAGGCGGTCTGCATCGCTGCCCACAGCTCTTGCTCACGTCGGGCAGCGAACGCCGCCGGACCGCCGAGGGCCTTGTCGATCGTGTCGACCGTCGAGCCCGCGGCGTTGCGCGTCGAAAGGAGCGCGCTCGCACGCTGCGCGGCTTTCTGCACAGCCGCCAGCTGCGCTTCGAACGCGGCGACCACGTCGGCCTTCTGCTTGTCGGCGTTCTGCTTGTTCTTGACCGCCGTGGCCTCGGACTGTGCGACCGTGTAGTCAGACCACTGCTTGAACGTGCCATTCAGGCTCAGCAGCGTCGCCAGCGCCTTCTGGCCCTCCGTGTCGGTCTCGCTCAGGCCATTCATCAGCCCGTCGACCAGCGACTTGAATGCCTCCTCCGTGGTCGGCAGCTCCTTGCCTACGCTCGCCGCCGTCTTCGACATCGACGTGAACGTGTTCGCCATCCGATCGGCTTCGGAGGTGAAGTTCTCGTAGTAGCTGGCGAGGTTGGCGGTCAACGGCTCGGCGCCGCCTGCCGCCTCGACCAAGCTCGCCTTCAGGTCATAGGTCAGACCCTTGAGCTTGTCGAACGGCCCTTCGAAGCCGTCCACGAACGCCGTGAACTGGGTGACGCCGTTGACCTGCGCCTGGATCTTCGCCAGCAGACCGGTCACCGCCTCGTCGCTCAGCGACTCAGCTTCGATCCCGTCCACCAACTTCTTCAGCGCGGCCGGGAGATCGTCCGCCGCCTGCAAGGCCTGGATCTGCACCTGCTTCAGGTCCGTTGCCAGCAGTCCAGCAGCGGCTTCCGCCGTCAGCGTCTGCGGCGAGTTTTTCTCGTAGTACGTGCCCTTGTAGTTGCTGCCCGAGCCGTCCTCGCCGACCTTCATTCCGTTCGACAAGGTGATGCCGGACATCACGCCGCCGCGGCCCTTCTCCGATCCTTCGAAGCCTGCGATCAGACTGCCGACGCTGAGCGCCGAGCCGGCGCCCTTGAGGATGCTGTTCACACCCTCGGCGGTCGCGGTCATCGCGTTCGTGACCACTCCCTCCTGGCCGGCGGTGCCGCCCGACGGACCATGCAGGAAGGCCGCTTGCCCATCCTGGTAGTTGAACGTGCCGCCGCTGCGCTTCTCGCCCTTGAAGGAGCCGCTCAGCAGCGTGTAGGCCGCGATCGCCAGACCGATATAGGGCATGGCCGCGCCGATCGCCGACATGGCACCGCCCATCGTGCTTGCCAAGCTGCCAGCGGCAGCACCGCCTGCCGCACCACCACCAGCCGCAATGCTGGTGCCCGCGAGCGCCGAACCCACAGCAGTGCCAACCGGCGCGATGCCGGTCCCAATGGTCGTTCCCAGGGTTGCGCCAGTCACCGAACCAAGGCCGGTGACAGCGCCAGTGGTGCCGATGGCCCCGGCACCGAATGCGCCCGTTCCAAGGCCGACACTCGTTGCCGCACCGGCCGCATTCGCCGCGCCCAAGCCTGCGAACGTGCTGCCCACGCCGGCGCCCACGCTTGCGGCACCGGCAGCTCCAAGCGCACCAGTGGACACGCCACCCCAGCCGCCGTTACCGGCGATCAGCGCACCGAGGCCATCACCGCCAACCAACTGCACGCCGTTGGCGTAGGCCATCGATGCAGTGCTGGCGCCCGTGCTGTAGCCGCCATAGGCCTGCATGGCAGTTTGGCCGTAGCTGTTCGCGCTCGACAGATTGTTGAGCCAGCTACTACCGCCGCCGTTGGCGTCCAGGATGCCGTTCTTCACCGAGTTGTTCCCGGTGATCATGCCCGCGATGTTCGCCAGAACGGACACCACCATCGGCTTGGCGAACGCCTGGTACATGCTGTCGACAACCGTGGTCTTGAACGTCGTCGACATCGACTTCGTGAAGGCCTTCCAGGTGCCCGTCCCGCCGTTCACCATGTCCGCGAAGCCCTCGCGGAACGTGTCATTCACGTTGTCGATGGTCTTGGACCAGTCGCCGATCGTCTCGCGTTGCGCGCGCTTCTGCGCCTCGATCTGCGGCCGGGCGGCCTCGTTTGCCTCCCACTGCTGGAACTGCTCTGCAAGGTTGCGCCGCTCCTCGGAACCCTCCGTAGCCGCTGCAATGACGCCTTGCCACTTCTCTCGCTCGATCTGCACGCGAGCCGCGGACGCCTCGCGCTCGTCCATGATCGAATCGGCGGCGAACTGCCTGTTTTGTTCGTACAGCGTCTGCGCGCCGGACGCGGCCTGCGCGTCGGCTTCCATCTGCTGCGCCGCGGCCTTGCGCTCAGCAGTTTCCTTGCTGAGCTGGGCAAGCTCTTCGTCGGAAAGCGTGACGCCCTTGCGCTTTTGATCGGCGAGGAACTTCCGCGCCTCGATCTCGACCTTGATCCCAGCCGATGCGATCCGGCGCTGGCCATCGGTCTTGCCGAGCATCGAATTCTCGGTCGTCAGAGCGTCCTGCGCGGCGCGCTTCTGCTCTTCCCACTGGCCGATCTGCTGCGAGAAGTCCGCCTTGTACTGGTCGCGAATGCCCTGGACATTGGACAGGTGCTCGGACTCGTTCGCCTCGATCTCCTGCTGGATCTTGGCGACCTTACCTTTCGCGGCTTCGCGCGCAGCGAGACTGGTCTTGCCCTTGGCGTCCTCGGCTTCCCGCTGTGCGAGCGCCAGCTGTTTCTTCAGGGACGAGTCACGAAGGAAATAGATGTCGTCGTAATACGTCTGCTGGTCGATCGCACCGGTTTCGCGCAGCTTCTTCTGCTCGTCGAGCGACGTCCTCAGCGCGTCCTGCTCCAGCTTTTGCTGCGCCTGAAGCGCGGCCATCTGCCCGCTGATGGCGTTCTGACCAGCTACCCCGCGGGACTTGTCCTCGTATTTCTTCCGGGTCTCGGCTTCACGAGCAGCGACCGCCGCCGCTGTGACGAACTCGCTGTTCGGATTCGTCGCGCGGATCGCCGCCTCGTCGGCCTTATTCTTCTGCAAGGCATCGCTCAGCGCCTTGCTTTTGTTGATCTCGAGGTCGAGCTGACCGAGCCGCCGTTGGGCATCGATCGAGCGCTGTTCGGCAAGCGATGCCTCGGTTTTCTTGCGGTTCTCGGTGTACTCGTTCGCTGACCGCTCTTGCTTCGACATGAGGTCGGCACGCGCTACGTTCAGCTGCTCGAGTTGACGGGCCGCCAGAGGCTCATTCCCCAACCGCTTCGCATCGGCATAGGCCTTCTGAAAATCGGCGACCTTGTCGATTTGCTCGCTGATTTCCGTCGCCAGCGACTTCGGGCGGCCGATATTAAGGAAGGCATCCCAAGCCTCCGCCGCGTCCTTCTTCGCCATCCGCCAAGCGCGGGCGAAGAGCCCGATGTTCGCGACGATCTCACCGCTGCGAGCGCTCAGCGCGTCAGCGTAGGTCTGCTGCGCCAGTGCCGCCGCTTCTGTCGTTCGGCCCTGCTGCTCAAGGGCGGCGATCTGCTCGTAGGTGGTGGCCGTGAGGAAGTGATATTTCTCGTTCAGTTCGGCGATGGCCCTCGACGGGGCATCGCCGAGCTTGACGAAGTCGCCGACGAGGTCGGTGACGGCCTGCCCCGTGACCTTCGTCCCGGCCACGACGCCGGTGAGCGCGACCTCGATCTGGCGGCCGCTGATTTTTCCGGTTGCCGCGAGCTGCTGCGCCGCGTCGCGGGCAGTGCCAAATTCGCCAGTGGCCTTCCCGACCTGGCCGGCCAGGTCCTGCATCTGCGCGGCGGTCAGACCCGTCGCATGACCGGTGGCGATGATGGCCGTCCGCATCGCCTCGGACTCTTGCGAGCTCGAGACAAAGGCATAGCCGAGCGAGCCCACCGCGACCGCAGCGGCGCCGATCGTCACTACCAGCGGGGTCAGAGCCGCGCCAATGCCGGCGAACATCGGTCCGAAGCCGCCGAACATGTCTTTCGTCTGGCCGCCCTGCTGCAGCAGTACCGTGAACGGATTCTGTCCGCCCTGCAGGCTGGTGACCACGTCGGTGAGCTGAGCCGGCAGCATGCGCATAGCCTGTGTCGTCTGGCCCACACTCACGCCGGTCTTGGCGATGACCTGCTCCGACTCGCGCAGCTTCGCGATGAACGGAGCGGCCTGGGCAGCCACGCCGAGTTCGGCGGCTTTCATTTCCAGCAGCTGAGACGACGTCTTGCCGATGGCGCTCGCCCGGGCGTTCAACGACGCGACGAACGCCGCGCCGTCCGCTGCCTGCTTCTCGGCTGCGGCGGCAGCCTGCGCCGCTGCGGTGACCTCGCGCCACTGCTGAATCAGCGGCTCTGCCGCCTTGCTCACCCCTAGCATGGCCGCGCGCAGTTCGAGTTGCTGATCGCGCGCCTTCCCGATCATGGTGTTCTCGCGCTCGAGCGAGGACAGGAACCGGTTGGCCGCAGCTTCCTGCGCTTGCTGCGCCAGCGCGACCTGGTTGGCCGACATCGTGAAGCTGCTGGCGGCTGCGGCCGCTTGCGACATGGCGGTCGACGTAGTCGCCCCGAACTGCTGCGCGGCGGCGCCGGCGGCTGCCAGGCCGCGTTGCAGGTCCGACCCGTCGGCCGTCAGCGCTACCGCGAGTTTCTTTTCGGCCATGCGACACCAATAGAAAAGGCCCGCTGAGGCGCGAGCCTTGGAATAAATGCCGCCTGGCGGCGGCTACTTGCTGTTGAACACCTGCAGCGCTTCGTGCTCCATCATCTGGATCCAGGCAAACCACTGCCGCCGGCGCCGCTTCGGCACGTCGAGCATGTCCATCACCACGGGCACCGCCGTGTAATCGAGTCCCACACGCTGACCGTCCATGCCTGCGTATCGCCATTGGTGCTTCAAGGCGAGGAACAGGTCGAGGAGCGGCCAGTTCTCCGGCCAGACCTCGTAAGCGTCAGCCTGAGACCGCTTTTCATACTCGGCGATGACGTGCCCAGGCACTCCATCTCGGCGCATCTGCTCGATGGTGTCGCGAGTGGCGGTGATGCCGTTCGGACGCTCCCCCGCCCACCATCGCGCCGCGCCCTTCAGTTTTTTTCGCGCGGCGCCTCACGATGCACTTCGAAGAAGCCGTTGATCAGCGGCTGCAGCAGTTCCGGCCAGTCCTCGACGAGCGACTCGACCTCGTCCTGCGTGCACGCGCGCTCGGTGCCGTCCGCATGTTGAACACCGACCCAGCCGCCCAGGACGTCCTTCAGCATGTGAAGATCGGTTTCGTACGGAGCCTTGTGGAACTCGCCCGTCGCCTGCTTGGATTCATCAAAGACCGGCTGGCCGATCTTGCTGATCTGCTCTTGCAGGGCCTGAAACGCCTTGCGCTTGAATCGGCGGTACTGGGCGACGAACGTAATCGATTGCAGCTTGCCGTCGGGGCCGTAGACGCTGACCTTGATTTCTCGGCCGGCCAGAGGATTGCGGGAGGTGACGAATGCCATGGTGTTGCCTCGTTGAAAGCGCCCGCTCGACGGCGGGCTGGTGGACTGGTAGGAAAAAGAACCCGGCACGCGGCCGGGCAAAGGGCAGCCACCTGGCGGTGGCCGCCGAGGCTCAGCGGAAGATGATCGAAAACTCGTCGTTGCCCAGCAGCGGCTTAAGCTTCAGCGAGGCCTGCAGCGTCGCAGTGCCGTTCGCGTCGCCAGCCGTCGGGTCGGAGTACTGGACGTTCGGCGCCTCGATCTCGACGATTCGGCCGGCGACCTTGCCGTGCTGGAACAGGAGCGCGCCGAGGTCGCCGGAGCGGGCCAGGCCTTCCCAGTCCTTCACCGCGACCAGCGTGTTGTCGTGGGTGACGCTGCCGGTCGACGCGCGCTGCGTGATGTCAACCGTCTCCTGGTTGATCACGTTCAGGTACTGCGCCGTCACGGCCGCGTCGATCGTGAACGCATGCACCGGCACGGCCACGCCGAACAGCTGCAGCGTGCTGTTCTGCTTGTTCACGCCCAGCGGCGTGGTGAAGGCGCTGTAGTTGGCGCCCGACGCGTCCAGGGGCTCATCGCTGATGTCCGACTGCAGGCCGACGAAACTGAAGTTGAACTTCGGAATCTGGCCGGGCGAGCCATCGAAGTTGACCGTGCCGCGGCAGCCCGTGATGACGTGCTTCTTGCCGTCGAGGTTGAACACGATCGTGGCGGACTCGAAGCCGTTGCTGATCGGCGTGTAGGTGACGCTCTCGTCTTCGATGATGACCTCGGCGAAGCCGCAGGCACGCAGCAGCGGACCGATACCGGGGGCGACACCCAGGGTGCCGGAAGCGGTTGCCTCGACCTCCAGCTGGAACTCGGCGTGGTCATTGACCTGCACGCTGCCCTGGTGGCCCAGGTACGCCTGGATGTTGTTGCGGTCCACGGACGTGGGGACAACCGGGCGTGGCGTCGTGACGTTGCACAGCACCGCGTTGGCCGCAGCGGTGGGCACGGGGTTGATGCCGTAGGCCGTCTCGATCTTGAAGAGGACGAGCGCCTGGCGCGACTTGAGACCCATGTAATGCTCCTCGCGCCAGGGGCGCAAAAGAAAGCCCGCCGAGGCGCGATGGCCTGGCGGGCTGGTGTTCGTTCAGGTGGGAAGTGATCAGGTGCCGGAACTGTCCGGCGGGCGCGGGCGGGCCGCCTCGGGATCGCGCGTCGGATCGGCACCGGCGGGCGGCTTCACGACATGCTCGGGATCGGTCGAGCCGCGCGCTACGAAGTAGCTGCCACCAGTACCAACCGGACGCATCAACGCGCCGGCCACGAGGACAGCAGCGGGCGGCACAGCCAGTGCCACGCCAACGCTGGGGGGCACGCTGGCCGCCATGACGTCGGCCGATGCGTGCGCCGAGGGCGAGGCCGCGGGGGCATTGGTTGCCGTAAGGTCTTTCGGGGGCATGTTCGTCTCCTATTCAGTGAGGGAGTCTTGCTGCGAGCGATAGAACAGACGGAACCGCTTCGCGATGTACTTTCGCGAGGGCTTGTCCTTCACGAAGCGAGGCTCGTCGGTACCGTGCTCCACGACGTCGGTCAGTCCCGGCAGACCGGCGCCGGCCAGACGCATGACAACAGGCTGCAGAGCGATGAACACCGCGTCCGAAACTGTGTCGTCGCCGTCGTCGACGGTGTGGATGACACACTGGATTTCCCGAACGCGGTCCGCCATTGGGAACGGTGCTCCGCCCAGCACCTCCTCGGCGCCGCGTGCGATCACGAGCACCGCCTTCTCGTCGCGCGTGAATGCCCGGATGGTCGAGCGCTCGAGCGCAGCGGGAAAATCGGTGACCGCCTCCAACTGCTGATATAGAGCATCGACGTAGACCTTGACCAAGCTATCCATGGCTTTCCTCCAGGTCGGCAATGCTCCAGCTGCCGTCCTGCAGCAGCGTCGGAGGTTCTACGACGCGGTAGACCGTGCCCCGCACCTGCACCAGATCGTTTTCCACCAGCTGCCGAACGGCGCTGGTGGTGTATTCGATCGTCGTCATGGTGATGTGGGCCTGCTGGTCGATCACGACCCGTTGCGGCTGGCGGAAGTCCACCATGAAGGTGGGAAGCGGCTCTTCCGCCGACAGCAGGGTCGCCGGCTCCCGCAGGCCGGCCCGGTCAACCGCCGCGTCGATCAACGCGGCGATGTCCATCACACCGCAGCGCCGCGCACGAGACGGATCGTTGCGCCCGGGCGGGTGTTCATGTGCAGCGGGTTGGATTGCGACTCGATCTGGACGCCCTTGTCGAACGGCATGCGTTCGACCTTGGAGTAGTACGGCAGGCCGTCCGTGTTGACCGTTTCCATCCAGTCTGCCGGGCCGAACCACGTCACGAACATGTCGGGCACGCCCTCGGGGAAGGCGTGCGCCTCGTCATCTGCGACGTACGCCGTCGGGCCGACCTTGCCGCGGTAACGCTCGAAGATGATGCCCCCCAGTTCGAACTCGTCGGGCAGGGCGCCGCGCAATTCTGCTGCCTGCGACGTGTTCAGGTAGGTTTCACGAACCGACTTGTGCTCGATGAGGTCTTCCCAGAAGTTCTTGCCGCAAAGCGCGCGCACCTTCATGAAAGGCGTGCCGCCGAGCGCGTCGCTGATCAGGTCGACGACCTGGGTGGCCTTTTTTCGAACGAGCGTTCCTGCAGTGCCGAGGTCGAAGGCCACAGACTGTTGGTCGATCTTGAATGCGTCGTAGATGTCGATCAGAGGCGTGGTTCCGTCGGCATCGAGCACCAGCCCTTTGATGGCACCGATGCGCTGCCATTCATGGGTCATGTCCAGCTGGGTGCGGTGCTTTGCCTGGTACTTCGCGACGCGCGCCTGCGCAACTTCGAGTTCAGACTGCTTGCCGAAGGCGCGGATGCCTTGGATCTCGTCCGCCATCATGGTGGACCATTCCGGCAGGTGCACCACGTTGAACGGCAACAGCTTGCGGCGGCCGAGCGTTTCCACCTGGGGAACGCCACCGCGCGGCTTTGCGAACACCAGACGCAGACGATCGCCGTCGAACTCGACCTGCACCGTCAGCGTCGGCACCGACTCTTCGCGGAACAGGCCGAGGCGCGCAATGCGGCCCGGAACAAACGGTTGCTCGTTGATGGCGACAGCGAGGTTGGGGACCGAGAACGCTTCGTCCTCGAAAATCGAGATTTCGGCCATGTTGGCTCCTGAAATGAAAGCGGCCGCCCTTCAGGCGGCCATCGAACTTGGAAAGCGGACAGGTATCCGCAGGAGATCAGTCGCGAACGATGATGCCGACGTCGACCAGGTCCGCAATCGCAGCAGCCTCCACATCCACGAGCAGCGCCTCGGCAACTTCGGCATCCCGCACGATCACGGCGACCAACAGGTCGGTGTCCGATGCCGGCGCCGGGGCGTAGAGGATGGCTGCCGCGGGTGCGGTGGCGGCATCCGCGGCCACGTACGGCACGTACTTGCCGCCGACCACGGCCAGCACTTGACCAGCGGGCAGCGGCTCGTCCGGGCCAGCCAGGACAGCGTTCTCGCGGGACCGATAGCCGGGGGCTTCGGACAGAAGGAAGTCGGCAATGCGCGACTGCTGTTCGATGAACTTCGGGGGCATGGTTGCTCCTTAACGGTTGATGGCAGAGGTGGCTTGCCGGCGAGCTGCCAAGATCGCCGCAGGATTCGGCCCGCTCTGCGACGGAGCCGTGTTCGTGGGGGGGCGCTGCACGTTGCTGATACGGGCCGCGGCGCCGGAGTTGATGGCGTCGAAGAGGCGGGCGCGCGCCAAATCGGGCGTCAGGCCGGACATGACGAAGTCCGCTGCGCGGTCGGGAAGCTTGGCTGCCAGGCACAGCCCGGCGATTTCCTTCGCCTGCGCGACTCGCGCGTCCGCCTGCGCTTCGCCGTCCAAGCCGCCGGATGCCAGCACGCCCTCGGCAAGATGGCCCAGGTTGGCTGCGCGGCAGGCCGCGAAAACGCGCGCCGTCAGCGCCTTCGGTTCCGTGGTCGCCGCGCCCGGGTCCGGTGTGGACGCGGGCGCCGGATCGGCGGCGGGTACGGGGGGCGGCTCGGAACCCGGCGAAGGGTCAGCCGGCGGCGGGTCGTCGCCTTCGAGCTGGGCGATCAGCGCCTCGGGGGCATTCGCATGACGCGCCAACAACGCCGTCATCTCGGCCGACGCGGCAAGCTTCACCGGCTCCTCGATGGCCGTGCAGAAGCCTTTCTCCAGTGCCTCGGCGGCCGTCATCCACGTGGTGGCGTCCATCATCGCAATGATGTCGGCCTCACTCTGGCCGCTGCGCTGGTAAGCGGCGACGATGCCGTCGCGCAGCTTGTCCATCATCTCGGCCGCCTTGCGGAGATCTTCCGCAGTGCCGCCGGCGATGGTCCACACGTTGTGGATCATGATCGTCGCGTTTTCGGGCATAACGATGTCGTCGCCGGCCATCATGATCAGCGACGCTGCACTGGCGGCAACGCCGTCCACGCGTGTGGTGACCTTGCCCGCGTAGCGTCGCAGTCCGTTGTAGATCGCGAAGGCATCGAACACGTCTCCGCCCGGCGAGTTGATGGACACCACGATCGCCGACGCATCGGCGGCGATGGTGTCCAGCTCGGCCATGAAGTCCGACGCGGTCATGCCCCAGAAGCCGATTTCCGAGTAGATCCGGATCTCGGCCGTCTTCTGTCCACTGGTTTCGGTCGCCTTCATGGCGTACCACTGCTTTTTCTTCGCCATGTCGGCTCCTATGCAATCGAACTGTCAGCTGGTTCGGACACGTCAGCGCCCGAAGCAGCACCGGTGCCGGTGACGCGGCGGGGGTCGCTGTCGAACACCATCTCGTTGTCGTCCGCCCGCTGGTTGTCGAGACGAATTTCCTCGTCGACGTCGTCCGGGTCGTCGCCCTGCTCCAAAATGACGCCCGATCGACTCTTAAAGCCGGCGCGCACCTGGTCCTTCTTCGCCTTGATGTCTTGTACCGGGTTGAAGTACGCCCAGCCCTGCGGCACCCATCGAACGCGGCGATACAGCCGGCGGTTGGCCAAGTAGTCGGGGATGCTCAGCACGCCGGCCAGATACGCCATGTCGATGAAGGCATTCCACATAGGACGGCACCACTGGTGGATGAACACCGTCCACTGGTACTGCTCGATCAGACGGTGGAACTCGTTGACGAGAACGCGCAGGGTCCGGTCGCTGATGCCACGGAGGTCGCCTGTGCCGATCTCGTACGGCACGCCGACGGACGCGAAGGCGGCCATCAACTGCTGCCGCATGAATCCTTCGTATTCGGCGCCGGGCCCGGGCGGGCTGGCGAAACTCACCTCCTCGCCTGGCGCCAGCTCCTGCATCGTGCCGGGCTCCAGCGCCACCATTGGCGAGCCATCGGTGTCGATGGTTTCCCAGCCGGTGCCGTCGTCTGTCGGATCGTTCGGATTGGCCTCGGACACCGGCTTGCGAATGAAGCCAGCGAAAAGATTCGCCACTTCCTGGCGGAATGCCACCGCATCGTCGAAGTCGTCGAGGGTCTTCAGCCGCAGCAGAACGGTGGCCAGTTCGGACACCCCACGCACCTGGCCGGGGCGCAGGGTCTGGAACGCGTGCACGACCTGGTCCGCCGGCACCACACGAATTTCGCGAGGCACGATGGATGCTCGACCGAACTCCCCCGGGTGCTGGTTCCACATGTGGTACGCGGTGCGCTGGCCGATCTGGTTGAACTGCACGCCATTGACCACCTCGCCGGTTTGCAGAGGCTGGTTCAGCTCCACTGGCAGGTGGTCGGCTTCCAATGCCTGCACCTGCAGCGGCACCGCGAGACCATCGGTCACGCGGCGCGGGCGCAGGCGCGACAGGGCCTCGCCATCGATGAAGATGCCGCGCGCAGCCAGCACCTGCAGTCCGTAGAAGTCGAGCCGGCCATCTGCATCGGCGTCCGGCACCCAATCCGCAAACAGGTCTTTCAGGCTGGCCCGAATCCGCTTGTCGGGGTGCTGCGGGTACGGCTGGATGCCCGTGCCGATGGCGTTCGATACCCAGGTGGTGACGGACTTCTTCGCCCACGGGTCATTGCGGACGGCGTCGCGTGCTCGCCGGACGATCAGCCCGTGGTTATTCGTCGCGGCGGCATTCGGGCCGGAGCCCGCCGGATTCCACGTGCGCGAGCGGCTGCCCGTCGCGCTGCCGGCCTCGTAGCTGGCACGTCGGCTGGCCTGCATGCGCGTCGGTAGAACCATGCCTCGACGCGCCAGGGTCGGATAGAGAGCCTTGCTCATCAGACCCCCTTGCCGGCGTGCCGCACACGGATGAACGGAGAACGACGCCGTGCCGCGCGCAGCGCGCCCATGATGCGCTGCTCCGCCGCCAGCAATTCAGCGGTGGTGCGATAACGCACCCGCTTGTCGCCGTACTGCACTTCCAGCTGGGAGCCGGCGATCGCCTTGCGGACCTCGTCGAGGTCTTGTTGGGTATAGGCCATGTCATCGCCTGCGGAGATAGGGTGAAGCGGAGACGCGGCGCGCGCGCGGCGCTGCCCGCGGCTTCGCGACAGGCTGCCGGTCAGATGTGGAAACGCCCGCTTTCGCGGGCGTCTGTTTCGATTCAGCGGGCAGCTCGGCCGGGTCGTCGGTTGCGCCAGGCTGGACGCGCTCTTGAAGCTTGTCCCACCAGGCGTCGGTCTTGCGGTGCAGTTCAAGATGGGCCTCAACCCACAGCGCATAGACCGCGCAATCCCAAGTCTCGACGCGCGATCGGGTCGCCGCCCACCGGCTCTGCGGACCGCTGATGGTTTTGCGGGTGGCCCGCACCTCGCCGGCGAACTGTCGGAACCACTCGTCGGACAGGTCGGACGAGATGTGCACGTAGCCTGCGCCTTGCGTGCGCACCTGAAGCCGGCCATACAGCAGATCCTTGGCGAGGTTGGTACCCACGTGCCACAGCACGACGCCCTTTTTGACGCGCTTGCCGCGCCAGTCGATGTCGACGTGCGTCGCCCCGTCCTTGATGTGCTTCTCGCCCACGGGCCGGCCCCGGAGTGCGTACACCCGACGCCGCGCATGCTTTCGTGCGAATTCGTACACGGCATGTGAATGGTGACCGCCGCTGTCGATCCCGGACGCGTAGATCCCGATGGCCGGACCGACCTCGTGTGCGTATCGAGTATTCAGCAGGAAGTCCTCGAGTTCCAGCCATACGGCATCCTCCGACGGGTTGCCGTAGAAAATCTTGTGCTCGACCGTCCACATCTCGCCGCCGCGGCCGAAGCCCCACACGGCGACCTCGATGCGGTTGTCCTGCGTGTCGCATCCAGCGAGCAACAGCAAGCACCCCTTCGGGACAAGCTTGAGCGCGAAGGGCTCGGCACGACCTTTCAGTTCGTCCAGGTCCGTGCGCTCAATCTCGCCTTCCCATACCTCACCCCGGGTGGTGTTCCAGAACGCCTTGAGCTTGCTGTCGTCGCCCTGCTGGGCAGCGTCCCATGCCGTGACGAAGTCCCGAACGATTTCGGCCCAGGTGACATTTGGGCTGTAGGCCGTCCATACCGTGAAGGCGATGCGCTCATGCGGCGCCGCGAGCTCGAAAGCGGCGTTGCGGAAGGTTCCGTCGTTCTCGATGATCGTGCCGTCATCGCCAACCCACCGGCCCTTTTCGGCGACGTCCAGATACTGGCTCTGCGACATGTGGCCGCCGCAATGCGGGCACAGGTGGCGCACGGTCGACGTGTCGCGACCGTCCCACTTGAAGCCATGCGGCTCGTCCTTGCCGCCCCACGTAATAGCGTGGAAGCAGGCGCAGTGCGGGCACGGCACTTGGTAGGTGTACCGGGCGTCGGCCGCCGTCGCCTGAGCGTCGATTAGACAGAAGCCCTTCAGCTTCGGCGTCGAGCCGCAGACGAGCTTTGGGAAGGTCGCGCCTTCAAGCCGCTTCCGCGCCAGGGTTACCGGGTCGCCTTCTTTCTCAACGTCATTGTCGAAGGCGGACAGCTCGTCGAGGTAAGCCTTCGATACGCTGATCCGCCGGTAATTCTTGGCCGCCTTGCCGCCGCGCAGGTGGAGCATGCTGCCGGTGAACTTCTTCTGCAGCAAGGTGTTGTCCTTGTGCCGGGCCAACCTAAACGGGAAGATCGGATGCATCACATCCACATCGCGCAGCACCGGCTCGAGTTCGGTCTTGACGAACTCGTCTCGGTCGTCGTCGGTGGGCTGCCAGAGCGCTTGATTCCGGCGCCGGTGCTCCGCTGTGTAGCAAATGGCCGCCAGCAGGATCTTGGTGTAGCCGACGCGTGCCGACTTCTTGACGTCCACCTCGCGAATCGCATCGTTGCTGATGCACGCCAGGATCGCGCGCTGGAATGGCCATGGGTCCCACTTCTGTTCGACGTACGACGACTCAGCAGACAGGTAGAAGTGTTTGATCGACCAGTCCAGCAGCGACATCGGTTCCGGCACCGCGAATGACGACAGACCGCTTGCCAGGTGTCGCTGCACGGCGGTGGCATCGGCAATCTGCATGGCTACGTTCCTTCGGCTTGCTCTTCCTCCTGGGGAGTCAGGCCGGGGAGCGGCCCGAGATCCTGTAACCCGATCGCAGCAGCAATGTTCCGGGCCTTGGCGATCTCGCGAGCGACGATTTCGACTTCGTTCGCGGTGAGATGGGGCAGCCGCCGTTTCACGGTCGCGGGAACCGTATCGAGGATGCCGGCAACCTTGCTGCCGGCCGTGCTCAGCACTTGCTCAATCAGGATGACAGGCGCCAACTCCTGCCGCGTGACCGCGTTTTTCATGGCCTGAGCGTCGGCTTGCTCGTTCGCCAGCCGGGTCCGCGCCGCGACCAGGTCGCTGTCACCGTCTTCCGACATTCGCCCAGCGGCGACCTCGCGCAGGTTCCCGCAGTAAGCTAATAGCCATGCGTGTCCCGTGGCTTCAGGCGGCAGAATGCCGCGCGAGAGCATCTCGCTCACCGCCGACTGGGTCACGCCGACCAGCCGGCCGAACCTTGCCTGGGTCATCGGGACCATCAGGTCAAACTCGTCGGCTTCGCCCTTCCAGTTCTTCATCGCGCGCTCCCGAGCGCTGCGTCAAGCGCAGTGGAGAACTCCGGCGCGAAGTGCTCGCCGAAGACTTCCTCTGCCGTGCCGAAGAAGTCCAGCCTGGGCGTGTAGTGCGGGGCATCGACGAATAGCAGAACGGGCTTGACGTCGACGCCGTGCGTCCCGCTCTTCTGCCACACGCCGGCGGGCAGGTGCTGGGGGCGACCGCGAACTTGCGAGCCCTGCCCCTTGGACACGAAATACACCTTGCCACCGATCTGCTTGTAGCCCTCCGCCGAGGTGCGCACACCGGCCACGCGGGAGATCGTCCGAGCGGCGGCGTTGGCGCGGTACCCCTGCTCGCCGAATGCCTGTAGGTACGACAGCAGCTTTACCGTGAAGCCCCGCGAGACGTTGCCATACTGGTCGAGCTCGGCGCCAGCGCCTGGCACGGTGTACTTGCCCGGCAGCAGTCCCGAGCGGCTCAGGGCCACCTCGGAACGCTTGCGGCTGCGTCCCCCACCGAACACCTGCGGCCCGAGGTACCGGTCCGCAGCAATGCCCTTGCCGGCGCTGTCGCGGAAGTCGACGTAGGCCGTCAAGCTTTCGCGGGTCGCCGGCCGAACACGCAGCGCGTTCAGCGTGTACGGCGTGGGCCGATCGAACACCTGCGGCATGTCCGCCCGGAGCTTGTCAGCAACGAGCCGCGCGGTGCGCGTGAGCGCGACGGCCGTCGCGAAGGCCTGCTGCCGCTCCAGGTCGAGGAATAGATTCGGCGCCTCGCCGAGGTTGGTCCGGTAGCCCAGCTTCATCGCTGATCCTCCGAAAAATTATCATCACCCCCCTATGGCGACCTCCTATCTAGCGGCCCCCCGGGGTTCGAATCCCCCTTACCGCAAGGCTTTCCCCAGGGGCCCCCGGCTGAGAATGGGAACCGCTCTCATCCTCGCGAGCTGCCCGAGCCAGCGCCGGTCTGCGCCCGGATCAGACGGTCAGCGCTCATGGGCGCGACCAGATACGCGCCCGGCGGCAGGAACCGCGACGCGACCTCATACGCCGCATCGGCCATCCAGCACCACGCTTGCAGTGGCAGGAACTTAGGTGCGCCGTCCACGCCGTCAGGCGTCGGCCGCACCCATGCAGGCACGCCGAACAAGCGGCCGTGATGCGTCATGCCAGCCGCGAGCGCGTCGGCCTCGGTAATGAACAGGCGCATGCGACTCCAGAGTGCAAAATGCCCCGCCATCTCTCTATGTTCAGGCGGTGCGTGATGTGAGCTTGTGCCCAGGAACGCACGACCTACCGGGCGCACGTGGTAACGATGCGACAGGCGTTGCAAATATCTGCTGTCGAGCTCAAATAGTGGTTGTGTAGGCGTGTGTAGTGTGTATAATTACACACATGAACAGCGCAGACCTCATCAAGCAAATCAAAGCCGACGGTTGGTACCACGTGCAAACAGTGGGGTCACACCAGCAGTTCAGGCACGCAACGAAACCCGGCAAAGTGACCGTGCCCCATCCGAAGAAAGACCTGCCGATAGGCACCGTGCGAAGCGCACTCAAGCAAGCCGGCCTACTTTAAGGAGCACCAAGTGCTTTATCCCATCTACGTATACAAGGAGGAAGGTAGCGCCTACGGCGTCACCTTCCCCGATTTCCCGGGTTGTTTCTCGGCCGCCGACGAAGCGCAGAACATCGCGGTCATGGCACAGGAAGCTGTCGAGGCGCACTTCTCCGGCGACGATGAGCCGATCCCCGCACCAAGCGCGCCTGACGCCTGGGCCGACGATCCGGACTACCAAGGTGGATTCTGGATGATGGTCGACGTCGATCTGTCGAAGGTGAACACCAAGGCAGTCCGCCTGAACATCAGCCTGCCGGAGAACTTGGTTCATCGCATCGATGCGGCCGCCAAGGCCGGGCATCTGTCGAGGTCCGCTTTCCTCGCCAGCGCGGCGCTGCACGAGATCGAGCGACGGGGCAGTGGTGACGCAGGCGGCGGAGCCGAATTCCAACGGGTAGTCGCTACCAAGATGCGTCCCAGTGGGCAGACGGCTTAAAGCCCGGCGCAGGTCGCCGGGTTTACGGCCTGGGCAGCTGAAGACGAGCATGGCGACGCGTCGCCCCAGTTGAACACCAGCAGCTCACCGCGCGGCGTCTTGGCTGCGGCCTTGCTGTTGCCGCCGACGATGTACGTGGTCTCTGTGGTCTCCATTCGCAGCCCGTCGAACACACGGCGCATGTCGGGGTGATCGTTCACGCTGACGAGCGCACGGCCTTGGATCGTCCGCATGCGTGCGGCCATGTCCTCGTACTGCTCGATGCCGAACGGCACGCCATAGCCTGCGACCTTCCAATAAGGCGGGTCCATGTAGAAAAACGTGTGTGGCCGGTCGTAGCGCTGCAGGCAGTTCTGCCAGGTCAGGTGCTCCACGAACGTGCCGGACAGACGCAGGTGCGCGGCGGATAGGGTCTCTTCCAGGCGCAGCAGGTTCAGGCCCGGCCGGGCGGTCGTCGCCGTGCCGAAGCTCTGGCTTTGCAGCTTGCCGCTGAAACAGTTCTGCTGGAGGTAATAGAAGCGCGCCGCGCGCTGGATGTCGGTCAACGTCTCCGGCCGCGTTTCCTTCAGCCACTCGAACACCTGTCGGCTCGACAGCGCCCATTTGAACTGGCGTACCAACTCTTCCAGATGGTGCTGCACCACGCGGTACAGGTTCACGAGGTCGCCGTTGACGTCGTTGAGCACTTCGACCTTAGCCGGCGTCGGGCGCAGGAAGAACAGCGCCGCACCGCCCGCGAAGGGCTCGACGTAGCACTGGTGGTCAGGGAAAAGCGGAAGGATGGTTTTTGCCAGACGGCGCTTGCCGCCCAGCCAGGGAATGATGGGTGATGCCATGAGTAGAGGGATTCCGTGATAACGTCGTCCCCGCCTGTACAGGTGGGACGGCCTCGGGTCTGCTCACGGGCTTGCTCCGTGGGTTGGCTGTCACTGCCGAAGTTCGCCGCTTCGGTGGTGTCGCCGTCTTCTTTCCTCGCTATCGCAACAGCGTAGGGACGCAAAAAAGCCCGCTGGCTTTCGCTCGGCGGGCTTCGGTCGCAATGACTGCGTACTGTACATAAACAGTATGTCAAATGTGCACGGTTTGCACAAGCCCCAGGCGTTACGCGGGCATCAGCTCCCCGACCACACCACTCACCGTCAACATGTCCTCGATGGCAGCCATTGCCTTGGCCTCCTCGCCGATCACGGCCTCCTTTCCGGGTTGCGCTTTCCTGCCCCGCAGCCACATGACGATTAGGCCGTTATGTTTCGTTGCGGTGTTGCGGTGCACGCCGCATTGCTCGGCGGCGTCGACGAGGCTTTCCTTGCTCCCGAACGCGCGCGAAACGATCACGGTGCGAAGCGCGCGGTTCGATGAGGACTGGCTGGACAGCGCGCCGTCAATCGCCGCATCCTGGATGATGCGGATCGCGCCGTGCCACCGATCAGCAGGGCGCGGCGAGGCGCAGCACGCGCAAGGCTTTGTCCTGGGGGCGTAGCGGGCTGTCAGGATCGCCTCGGGCAATGCGCCGAGCGCCCGCACCTTCGCCAGAATGAATCCCGCCTGTGCGGCGCCATCGATGCCGGACAACCCCTTGCCGGCGCCCAGCGGGCCTGACATGAGACGCGACATCGCCGACCGGTCCGACTGCTGGTCGGCGTAATTGAACGCGAAGATCAGCGCGTCGTGCGCGCTCTTGAACAGGGGTTCGGTCATGCTGCCTCCGGTTGCATGGGGGGTTCTCGGCCGATCAGGGACGGCGAGGCGGTAAGTTCACTGCAACGCGCCAGTGCGGCTTGCATTGCAGGGGTGATGCTCAGGCTCGGACGGCGCCACGTGCGCGCGGTCGATGGCGCTGCGCCAAGCGGCGAGGACGTGGTGACAGGTGCGGTCATGGGTGTGGGTATCGCTGGCCTCACAAGGTTTCCTTCAGGGTGATGCCGTGCACGTGCAGCATCAGCTTTCGTTTGATGATGTAGGCAGGCAGCTTCCGGGTTGGCTCGGACTTCACGTCCTCCACCACCACCGTCAGGCCCTGCTCGTAGACGAAGTCGGCGAGGTAGTGGACCGGCAGCTCTGCCTTGCCGTCGGCGCGCAGCAGCGCGGGCACCAGCTCGTACGACACCTGCCGGCGCAAGTTGCTGATCACGCCCGCGCGCTCCATCAGCGCCAGCTGCTGGTAGCGCTTGTGCTCGCGTCCGCTGTCGAACTTGATGCCGTCGGCCACCACCGGCTTGTTGCGGTACTTCGAAGGCTTCGCAATTCTCGCCACCCTGGCCACCTTCGCGCACTTCGGCACCGCGCCGAAGCTGCCGGGGATGAACCGCGTCACGTGCCGCTCTCCCCGAGCGCCAGGCGGGCTTTCGCTTCAGCGACGGGCGAGATGCGCTCACCGCGATCCTTTCGATTGAGCAGCGTGCGGGCCCAGCGTCGAGCGTCGCTACTCGGTGCGCGCTTCACCAAGCCGGCCGCGCCGAGTTCGCTCAGGCGCTTCGACGCCTCTTCGCGCGTGGTCCGCGTTCCGCCCGGCGGCGGCAGCGCCGGTGCAGGCGTGGGCACCGCGGGCCAATCACCGGCGGCCAGCTGATCGCGCAGCGCCGCTTCCCAGCGAGATTTCAACGCGCCGTACCCCAGCGCCAGCACGTCACCGCTGCCAACCTTCACGGCCGCCCAGTAGATCGCCGGGTGCGACCAGGTGCCCACATCGCCGCGCTGGCGAGCCACCATGCCGGCCACCGCCTCGTGGAACGCCACATCCGGAACGAGCGGCGGGCGGCACATGGTCAGGAACTCGGGCAGCGTTGGCGGAAACGTGCGTGCCTTGCAGGCGTCCAGGCCGCGGGCGATCTCCTCCGGCGTAAAGCCAGCCAGTTCTTCCGACCAGCACTCGGCCATGGATGCGGCATCAAGGCCTTCCCACTGACGGGCGAAGTGGGCGCCATACAACGTGTGCATGCGGGTGATGATCTTCTGCGCCCAGCGCAGCGGGATCGCCGGAACTTCAGATCGCGCGGCCAGTTGCATCGAGTACTCCCATGTCGATTTCACGCCGCGCGGGCTTCTCACCCAGGCTGTCGCGGAGGTTCTGCGTCCAAGTCGAGCGGCGCTCGGCAGTGGACTGCGGGCGGTCGGAGGCGGTGGCTGCGCGCGGTGCCCACAGGCCGGTCCAGCCAGCGGCGACACTGCGGCGGATCACCTCGCCCGGAGCCACGCCGTCCTGGCGAGCCTTGTCGAGGTCCAGCAGCTGCTGGCGAACCGACAACTCGGTCAGCGGCTTGCGAAGCTCCCGGCGGTGCTGCACCCATGCCTGCCAGTCCTCCGCGTCCAGCCACTCGGGCAGCTCAATGCCAGCGGCGTCGAACCCGGCAGCGCGCTTGCCGCGCGGTTTGCGGTTCCCTGACGGTTCAATTGAAGGTTCCTTTACGGTTCTGGGTGCAGCATCTGCGGGGGTGGGGTGCATCTGCTGCGGGGGTGGGGGGGCGGCATCTGCGGGGGTGGGTGCGGAATCTGCGGGGGTGCGTGGCGTGCGGGGGTGCGTTTGCTGCGGGGGTGCAGGATTTGCGGGGGTGACGCGGTACACCGTCGACCGGCCGGTCCGCTCAGACACGCGGAGGAACCCAGCCTCAACCAGCCAGCGAAGCGCGCCCTGCACTGCCCGCTCGGACAGACACGTGCGCATCGAGAGCGTGCCCACGCTGGGCCAGCACACGCCGTCGTCGTTCGCCTGGTCGGCCAGCGAGATCAGCACGGACTTCTGCGCCGGCGACATACCCTGCAGCGGCCAGCAGGCCGCCGTGATCAGCGTGCTCATGCTGTCGCCCTCGCCTGCTCTGCGATCCACAGGCCAGCCACCCATTGCACGCCCTTTGGCGTGAACAGGGCCCGGGTGTAGGCATGCTCGTTGGATGCGACGCCGGCGCGGATCTCGAACCTCCCCGCGTCGACGTGGTTCTGATACGGGGCGAGCGTGCCGCCCAGCCGGTAGAGAACCCGGTGTTCCTCGAGGAATTCGCGGAACCGCGCCTCATTCGCACGCAGCAGCTTGGCGACCTGGCGGAAACCCAGCGAGCCGGTCGGCGCCTCGACGTAGCGCTCGACGAACTGCACTGCCGGACGAGCGCGCTCCAATTCCTCGGCCTGGTCGGCAGCGAGTCGAAGCGCCTGCGCCAGCGTCTGCGGCACCGTCGGCACGCGCGCCGCCTGCGATGCGTCGAAGCTTCGGATCACCTGCAGGTGAAATGCCGGGCTGATCCACATTGCATAGGAGTACACCAGCTCGCGGACAACGAACGTCCCGGGTGCGGCCCCACCGTGCACCAGAACCAAAGCCGGAATTCCGGCTTTGCCCTCGGCGTCAATTTCAGCCGCCAGTTCGACGGTCTGCTGGTTCTCTGCCCAGCGCGACGGGCGGTGACGCTCTTGGCCACCAGCCGCACGATGCAGGTCGTTCAGGCTGAAGCGCCCGCGCACGTCCTGACGAATCGCGATGTCGGCAATCGTAATGTTCATGGTCACCTCAGAACGGATAGGTGTCGGTGTCGGGCACCGGGATCTTGGACGGCCAGCGGCCTTCGCTGACGAGGAGGCGGACGCCGTAGACATGGGCTGACCACCAGAGGGCTTGGCGCTCGACTTGGGTCCACCGCGTGCCCTGGTCGAGCTCGCGGTGCACCTCGGGCGCAAGCGGGGCAACAAACTGGTCGCTCGCCTTGATCCCCTTCCCTTTGCCGTGCACCTTCCAGTTGCTGTGCGCCGGCTCATTCGGTGGCATGCGACCGGTGATAGGGCATGGCAACGAGCGGAACAACGCCAGCAGCGGCTCGCTGCGGACGTAGTCGAACTTGCCGATCGTGATGAACGAGCGCGGCTTGCGCGGCGCCCGCTTCGGCATGGGTGAGCGGCGAAGGGCCACTTCGCCGCGGCGCATCGGTGTGCGGTTCACCAGCGGCGCAGTGCGGGTCATAGGAGCGCTGCGCTTCACGATTCCCTCGTCATGGCGAACGGGCGGCGCACGCGCTCGTGGAACAGCTCCGCCGCATATGCGTTGGTGTCGAGCTCGGCCCGGCTCCTGACGCCACACGCGGCGCGAACATGGGCAGCGGCCTCCTGCTCACCGCTCACACGCAGGTGCTTCCAGAACTCCGGCAACGTGCAGAGCATGCCGGCCACCTGTGCCAGCGACTGTTTGCGGCTCGGGGCGAACTGACGGGCCGGGAGTCGAGTCGGGAGGCGACGGATCAGACGATCGTTCACGCGGGCACCTCGTCGATGAGAGCCTCGCGCACGCGCACAGCGGCAAGCGTGGTCCGGTAGTCGACAGCGATCGCGCGCAGCGTCGCGTCGGACGAGAGTGCCTCGCGTAACAGCAAGCGCTCCAGATGGAACAGACGACCGGCCAACGTAGCAGAGTCCGTCAGGATCGCCACGTTCAAGGAGTCCACAGGGCGCGGCGTCGACTTCTCCACGCGTTTCGATTGCTCGACAGCCATCTGATCGGCCGACATCCAGTACTCGTACCGATTCTGTTGCAGACGCGCGCGGCTGACGCGGTCGGTCTGGTGCAGCTCGCGCAGCAGCGCCGACACGATCCGCGGGCCCACACTCAGCACCGCCGCGATGCGGTCGACCGTCACAGGCGCGCGCGCCGCCAGCAAAATATTTACGATGTCGCGGCTCTGGCTCACGAGATGTCCTCCGGGCCGATGCGCAACATGCCGCTGGCCGTCAAGTACGGGTTTGCGTCTGCCGACGTGTGGCCGTAGATGGGCAACGGCTGCTCGGCGGCGACGGTTTGGAACACCGCGTGGCGCCGCGCGCTGCATCCCGGCTCGGCATGCGGACGGCGCTCGATCAGCGTCCCTGCCGCCTTCGCCTGGCGAACGAGAGCGCGGGTCGGGGTGCCTCCCACGACCGGCGCCAAATCGCGGAATTGCATCGGTTCGCTGTACATCAGTGCTTCTCCGACTGGGCGGCCTGCACGGAAAGAAATCCGGCCGTTGCAAGCGCCTCAGCGACGCGCTCGTCTTGCGCCGCGCGGCGCAGTATCTCGGCGAGCAAGGCCCGTGGGTCGGAGCCCACTACCCGCTTCGCTTCCAGCACCGCCGCGCGCCCTATTTGCAGCGCTTCGGCTTCTGTCATGGATGCCGCCCCTGGATGACCTCTTCCATGATCGTCAGCGCGCCACGCAGCACGAGGTACTGCGTGATCGCCTTGTTCCCAACCGCGGCCTCGAACACCACGATTGCGCTTGCCGGCAGATCCAGACGCTTCTTGCCGTTTGCGTATGTCGGCTCGTCGTGGAGATAGTCGGTCACGTGCGGGGCGTAGAGGCCGCAGAACTCGGCCAAGCTGCGCTTCGTCATCGACCGACTGCGGCGGCGCGCCCACGCCAACCGAACCGCGTCCCGATACGACAGGCAAGCCGAGATATCCGACGGCGGCAAGAACGACCGGGCGGGAGGTTGTTCGGAGGGTTGCAGGGCGGCGTGCATGAAGGGCCTCATTGAAAAAGATCATCGAATTACAGAGTGAGTTACAGCGTGGAGACGCGCGACGATGGACCCCATCGACGAATCACACGGAGCACTCATGGAACTTGAACTGGCCGGGGCGCTGGCGCGCATCACGATCCTCGAAGCAGGCCTGCGGGCGGTGCTACGGCGGCACGTCGCGCCGGAAGCGGCGCGCGACGAGATATGGGACGCAGCTGAATGGGCGCTCGCGGACCAAGGCGACGGCGCCGCCGGCGCGACGTTCGAGCACGTCGCGGCAATGAGCGCGATCAACCTGCAAGCGGCGCGGCTGGTGGAGGTGTTGGAATGCTGATCACGCATGAATCGCCTTCCCCGTCACCGGCCGCTTCTGCATGTATGCCCAGTCGACATCCGCGCGCAGGTCTTCACACAGGACCGCACGGCCGGACTCGCGCTCGATGCGGATGCACAGGCCTTCGCGCAGGGAGGCGCCGACCGAGATGGCTTTCCGGAGGTAGCCCTCGGTCGTTCCGGCCCGGAGGACGAAGTCCGCGCGATCCTCTTTCGAGAGGCCGTTGAGGTAGGCAAGAAGTTTTTCCATAACGCGAAATTACCAAATGGTAATGGGCCGGGTCAACACCTTTTGGTGATTTACCTTTTGGTAATAGAGAATTCCCGCATGAACAATGCAGCTGACCGCGAAGTAGAGAACCGGCGCCGGCGCTTACGTCTGTGGATCGATACCCACTACGAAGGCGTCCCGGCGAATTTCGTCCGTGCCTTCGATCTGAACCAAGGCGAGATCTCCGGCCTGCTGAGCCGGAAGTCCTTCGGAAGCCGCAAAGCCCGAAACCTCGAAGCGAAGACGGGAATGCCGGAGCGTTACCTCGATACTTTCGACGGTGAAGACATTCCGCCGGCGCCAGCGTCGCCGAAGCAATCGGCCGCGTGGCCGTTTTCGACCGTGACGCTCGCTGACATCGAAGCACTGAGCAGGGATGACCGCTTGCGCCTCGACGGTGCGCTTGCTCTCGCTATGGCGCAGCTACGACACGTCGCAGTGCCTGCGCGGAATCTGAAGGCGATCCAGGGCGGCGCGGCTCGATTCGTGAACACCACCGAAGTGCCGATCGACGCGAACCAAGCTGCCAACGACGATGCATTCCAGGAGGTGCGGCGGTTCAAGGTCAAGTTTGCGGCCGGCCCTGGAATCGACAGCTTCCAGCAGGTGCTCGGCAGCTCGCTCGCGTTCCGCCATGAGTTCCTCCGCGAGAACCGGATCACTTGGGAAAACGGGGCTGTTGTCTATGCATCAGGATCGAGCATGGAGCCTGTGATCCCCGACGGTGCCGCAATGCTGATGCGCCGTGAGCAACTTCCGCTCGATGAGATCATCGAAGGCGCCGTCTACGGCCTGATGCGGCGCGGCGAGCTGTTGGTGAAAGCAGCGGTGCGCAACGAAGCCGGCCAGTGGGTTGCTCGGTCGTACAACGCGGAATTCGAGGATGTCCTGCTTGAGGGTGACGAGTCGGTGAAGACCGTCGGCCAGATCGTCTGGTCGGGCGCCCGCCTCCTTCCCGATGGCGGCACGCAGTGGTCCCGCGTGCGCCGATGACGGCACGCTTGGGCCCGTTGCGGCGCCACGCCCATGGATGAGAAAATCGGCGGCGGCCCGCACCGGGCCCCTCTCATGAGAACCGCATGCTCTTCCTGAAAATTATCGGCCTGACGCTCTGGACCTGGTACGCATGGTCGATGGGGCAGATCCGGGCCGAGGGACTGAACGCCTTCGGCACTCTCGTCGCGATGTCGTTCTTCCTCGCCGCACCACTTCTGTACCTGCTTCCGACGCACGAAGCGTGGAAGCGGCGTCAGCCCAACCTGACATCCATCGCGCTCGTGAATATCTTCCTCGGCTGGTCGCTGATTGGCTGGGTGGTGTCGCTGGCGTGGGCATGCAAGGACGTCCCCAGCGCGCAGCCGGACTCGGTGCCCGCTGCCAGCGAATGGCTGCGCAGCAGGGAAACGGCACCAAGCCAACCTCTGACACCGGCCATACCCCCAACGTCTCACGCAACGCCTGTTGGTGTGTCGATCGCCGACGAGCTTCGCAAGCTGGCTGATCTGAAAGCCCAAGGCATCCTGACGGAGGACGAGTTCCTCGCACAGAAAGCGAAGCTGTTGCGCTGACCGCGCTCCTTCCCCTTCGAAAGCGAACCGCCATCGACGGCGGTTTTTTTTCGCCCAAGAAAATTACCATTTGGTATTGCTATGCAAATTACCATTTGGTAATCTACACACATCGACGCATGACTCGCTCTTTAACAACCGAAGGACCACTGCCTGCACGGCCGCACTTCATGTGGCTGGCCAGGCGGTGCAGCAAGGAGGCCCTGCCCAACGGCAGGGCCCTCATACCCCGGATTTTTGAATCACCGGCCGACATGTGGGATGCGCATGCGGAGGGGCTTGGTACGAACAAGCGCGGGATATGAGGGTGAGCGAGTAGCGCAGGCGATGCGCGCAGTAGGTCGGCGAAGCCCCCGGGTGGAGGCCGAACGAGTCGGGTGGAGCGGGCAGCGATGAAGCCGCGACTCAAGCCGGGATCGCATCCGGCACAGACAACCGAGCGCCGCACAGCGGCAGGGAGATGGGGAATGCCTTACGTGAACGTGCACATCGACATCGACGATGTGATCGGCGACATCGATACCGATGATCTTGTTGAGGAACTGAAACGCCGCCGCGACGTGCCGGAAGATCCGCTGCAGGACATGTTCCGCGCGCTCTCGTTCGGCAACGAAAAGCAGGCGCTCGACCTGCTCCGTACCTATCTGTGCGACTGCCTCGGCCGGGTGCTGCCATGAACCGCCGCGAAAAGCTGGGCATCCCGGGCCTAATCCTCCTGGCACTGCTCGCCGGCCGATTCGACATGCAGGACGACGAGGCCGCCATGGCCGCCGCTACTGATGACGCTCGGGCCGCTGCCGTGCAGCTGGCCGCGGAACGCGCATGCGCCGGTGACGTTGTGCGCTCCCCGCGCGGCCTGCGCTGCGCTGAACCCGATGCGACCGGCACGATGGTCGCTCGCCTGATGGAGATCCGCTGATGTGGTTCAAGAACCTGCAGGTGTACCGCCTGCCCGCGCCCTGGCCGATCACGGCCGAACAGATCCACGCGCAGTTGCAGCCCTTCGCCTTCCAGCCGGGCGGCACGCTCGAGGTTCAGACCAAGGGCTGGGTGTCGCCGCGCGAGAACGACATGCTTGTGCACGGCATCAACGACCAGCTGCTGCTGACGTTGCGCACCGAGAAGAAGCTGCTGCCGGCCAGCGTGATCAACCAGGCCACGAAGCTGAAGGCCGAAGAGATCGCCGACCAGCAGGGCTTCAAGCCGGGCCGCAAGCAGATGCGCGAGATCAAGGAAGCGGTGACCGACGAACTGCGGCCGAAGGCCTTCAACGTGCTGCGCGACACCCGCGCCTGGATAGACACGGCGAATGGCTGGCTCGCCATCGACGCCGCGTCCAGCGCCGTGTGCGACGACGTGGTCGAACTGCTGCACAAGGCAATCGACCCGCTGCCGCTCGCCCTCTTCCACGTGAACCAGTCGCCGGCCGCGGCGATGACCAACTGGCTGCTGGCCGACGAGGCGCCCACCAACTTCACGATTGATCAGGACACCGAACTGCGCTCCACCGGGGACAGCAAGGCCACGGTGCGCTACGTGAAGCACGCCCTCGAAGTGGACGACACCCGCCGCCACATCGAGGCCGGCAAGCAGTGCACGCGCCTGGCCATGACCTGGGCGGACCGCGTGTCGTTCGTACTGACGGAATCGCTGGCGATCAAGCGCGTTGCGGCGCTGGACGTGCTAAAGGAACAGGCGGACGCGGGCGGCTCTGGCGACGACGAGCGCTTCGACGCCGACTTCGTATTGATGACCGGCGAGGTGGCCAAGCTCCTGGTCGATCTCACGCACGCCCTGGGCGGCGAGCAGGTGATCGAATGAGCGGCCCGGTGATGATGACCCACCCTGTCGCGGCCTGGTATGCCGAGTCGGTGCTGACGCGGGCAGCCGCCATGCTCGACCAGGTCGCCAGCAACCTTCGCGAATGCCGCACCGTCGACGACGCCTGGGGCAACGAGCACGAAGCGCGCGCGGCCCACGATGAGCACCGGCACGCAGCCGACGAGCTTCGCGGCCTGCTGGTGTTCTTGCGCGGAACCGGCGGAGGCGCCGCACGCGAGCCCGACCGCGGCGACGACGGCAAGGGGCTGCTCGAGCGCGCCATCGACCTTGTTCGGCAGGATGGCGAGATATCTGCGCGGACGGTGCAGCGCACGTTGAAGGTTGACGCCGGCAGCGCCGCGCAGATCCTCGCGCAGCTGGAACTGTCGGGCGTGGTCGACGCCGCCAACGACGACGGTTGGCACAAGGCGCGGTCGTCATGAGCCGCCGCCAGAAGCCGCGCCGCACGAAGCGGTACACGCCGCGGCCGATCCGTCGGCCACTGCTGGTCGACGTCGCCGTGTCGCTCCGGCCGCTCGAGGAACTGATCGAGCGCATCGCCATCGACGGGACCGTGACGGTCGAGGGCAATCAGACGGTGATGCAAGCGGACGACGGCGATTGGTACGACGCCGCCGGCGCCGTCGAAGGCGTGCTCAGCACCCTCGACATGTGGTCGACGCGCCACCAGCGCGCGCTCCCGCTGGAATGCCTGCGAACGTTCGTGTCGGCGCTGCGAGCCAACGAGCCGATCGACGCCCACCTGCTGGCAGACCTGATCGAAGCCCTGCCCACGTGGCGCCGCGCGCTGGCCACGTCCTCCCGCGCGGACGTCGCCAGCCTTGTGCAGCAGACGAACATCAAAGCCGCGCTGGAGGAAGCAGAAGCATGAGCACCGACATTCTGGACCACCTCAGCGCTGTGGCTGCGCCGGTGCTGGCAGCCCGAGCGGAAATCGAGCGACTGCGGGCGCAGCTTGCTGACCGGTCTGAAGTCGACGACCTGCACCAACGCCTCGGCGCGGCAGAACGGGAGCGGGCGGCAGCCGAACAGCATGCACACGAGGTTCGCACGCAGCTGCAGCAGGTCGAGCAGCAGCTCGCGGAACTTTCCGCTGAAAAGGGCGGCGCTGCGCCAGGCCTACCGCGCCAGCGCAAGTTCAACGGCACGGCCTACAACCTCGATGGCGAGGCAATGACGCGAACCGATACGGAGATGGAAGTGCACGGCTGCCACTGCTACGCACTCGGCATTGCAGAAGGTCGGCGCTCAGAGCGGAAAGCGCTCAGGCTTCCGCCGCGAGAAGGCGGCCCGACGCGAGAGCAGTGGGACCGCGAAGCGAAGCGCCGCAACGAGTTGCGGGGCGGTTGATAAGTTCGAACGGATTCCGGCAACGTCCGCGGGAACGCCACGCTGAGCTGCGTGCTATCAGTCCAACTCGGCGAGGATTGACTCGACCTCAGCACTGATTGCCCTGGCGCGATGGACGATCGGGTTGGCCATCAAAGGCACCCGCGACGGATAAGGAATCATCCCGTTGGCAAAGCTGTCAAGCGCTACGAGCATATCGCCGAGGGCTGCTGCATCGGCGCGTAAGTCTGGAAGAGTTGCCCATAGACCCGCCACGCGCGGGCCAAGGTCAGCTTCGAGATAGCCAAGCTTGTCGAGGACACGCTCGACGCTACTCACTGATATCCGTTTCGCACTGATCGCAAGCTTGTCGGCGTCCCGTATGAAGATAGCCCCCGACACAATCTCGCCGCCGAGCTTATCGAGGATCGGCATGACAAGTCGTAACGCATCGAGGGTGTTGGATAGCTCAACGCGGACGACAGCGGTCACGACATGGCGCTCACGGGCCTCCACCTGCTTCCGGGATCGAATTTCAACGGTGCCTAACCAGACAGCGGCGACAGCTGCAGCAATAGTGCCGAGCGCGGACAGCGCTTCCCATGGACTGTCGCCTCCCCACGGCCAGGGCGAGAACACCGCAACAGCGCCCGAGACGACGCACACAGCCGCCACGCAAAACGCCGTTGCTTCGGGCCAGTTCAACCGCTCAAGTTTCTCCATCGCAGCGCCTCCAGAGGACGCCGCAATCATACCCACGCCCACAACACGCGGGCGCGGCAGCACGATAGGAATTCCTATGCCAGCACCACGAACCGTCCGTCACCACGGCGAGCCGGTGACCTCAGCCCGTTTCCGCTACAACGCGCCGCTCCTGGTCGATGGCGTGTGGACGATGGAGGTCGAAGACCTCACCACTCGCGTGATCACACAGCGCAAGTTCCCCGGCGGCGAGGATGCTGCGTGGGCCGCGCACACGGAACTGACCCAGCGCCAGCACTGGGACAAGAAGCGCGCAATGCGCGGGCGGACGTGATGTCGGGGCGGGCAAGGCCGCGCGCCTGGTGCGCCGAGGAAGACGCGATCCTGCGCGAGTTCTATCCCCTTCTCGCCTGCAAACATATCGCCGCGGCACTGCGCAGGCCGGAAAAGGCGGTGTACCAGCATGCCAATGCGATTGGCCTGAGCAAGCCGCCCGGGTGGACGTCTGCCTACAACCGCGAACACTGCCGGGACAACGGCAAGCGGTCACGCTTCCAGCCTGGTCTGGTCCCCTGGAACAAGGGCGCGAAGGGTCTGCGGATCGGCGGCGAGTCCACGCAGTTCAAGCCCGGCAGCCAGCCCTTCAATACCCAGCCGGTGGGCAGCCACCGGGTCACGAAGGACGGGTCACTCCAGCGGAAGGTCGGCACCGCCGCTGGCAGCAACAGCAAGCGCTGGCGCGGCGTTCACGAGCTCGTCTGGGTCGAGCTGAACGGCCCAGTCCCATCAGGTCACATTGTGGTGTTCAAGCCTGGTCAGCGAACGGCTGTCCTCGAGGAGATCACCTCCGACCGCGTCGAGTGCATCAGCCTCGCCGAAAACATGCGCCGCAACACCCTCCACCGGTACCCGAAGGAAATCGCGCTGGCCATGCAGATGCGTGGAGCGCTCAACAGGAGAATCCAACGTGAGCAGCAAGACGATCGGTGACCTGCGCGACTCGATGTTCGAAGCGCTGCAGATGTTGAAGGAAGGGAAGATCACCATCGAGCAGGCCAAGGCCGTCTCCGAAATCGGCCAAGTGATCATCAACAGCGCCAAGGTCGAAGTCGACTACATCAAGGCGAACAACGGCGGCGAGAGCCAGTTTCTCGACGCGGTCGGAAACGACAACCTGCCACCCGGCATCACCGGAATTCAGCGCCACCGGCTGAAGGGCTGACCCCCGCCCCCCCCCAATTCCCTGTGCCGCGCGGCCTCGCCAGCGTGGCCGCCACGCATTGAGGAAAGCAGCATGACCATGAACACCACCGCTCGCTGGAAGCTGGTGCCCGTCGAGCCGACCCCCGAAATGGTGCGCGAGGCCCGGCACTCGATCGACTGCCCCGCTTCCGGGTCCGATCATCCGGCCGACATCTACCGCGCCATGCTGTCGGCAGCGCCCGCCCCTGCTGCGCCCCAGGATGAGCGCGCAAGCCTGAACGATCTGCTGCTCGATGTTGGCGCGCTGCTGTCGCCGCTGGTGGAGGCGGGCCACGCAATCGCAATCGGGGAGGCCCGTCGCGTGCTGAAGCGTGTGCGCACCGCCCGCGCCGCACTGCCCGCCCAGGCTGTCGCCCCTGCTCGCTACACCGATGCAGACATGCTGAAAGCCCACGCTCAGGGCTTCAAGCACGGCGCTCGTCATGCGCAATTGGCTGTCGCCACGGTAGGCGATGAGCCGGTGATGGAGATCATGGCCGACATGGAAATGAACTCCACGGGCGGCATGCATGTGGTTCGGATGTTGAAGCCCGTCCCCGCCGGTAGCCTGCTCTACACCCGCCCCGCGCCCGCACAGGCCGCCACGGCCGGGGGGCACGAAATCTGGGCATGCTGGGTTGATGGGGCTGACCCCGACAAGACATGGCCGATGTTCGTTGGCTATGAGCCTATGGCATACCCGCAGCGCAAGCGCGTGGCTTTCGTTTCCGCGCCCGCACAGGACGTAGCGCCGACCGATGCGCGCTGCGGGTGCAGTCGGTTCGAGCAGCAGCACTGCCGTGGCAAGGCCAGCCCTTACGCCGAGCACCCGGAATGTGTGCACGCCGCGCAGCCCGCAGCCCAGCCGGCCGATGCGCTGGAAGTTCTCTGGTGGGCGGCCGGCGCGCTCGCGGCGTCACCGATGGCGCAGGACGACACGATCTGCATCGATGGCGTCACGCGATCCGTGAGCGCAATCCTCGACGCAGCGAGCGCAGTGCTCGCCGCCCGCACCCAGGAGAACGCATCATGAGCGCGAACATCGACCTGAAGGCGCTGCGGAATGCGGCGAACCGCTCAATTCTGGAGTGGCAAGACGGCGGGGCACGCTCGGTCAGCGATGAAGTGTCCATCCCTGCCGTCGGTGTCGTCGCGATTCTCGACCGCTTGGAAGTAGCAGAGGCCCGCGCCGCCCTTGCAGCAGCACCCGCAGCGACGCAGGAAATGCAGGATGCACAGCCGGTGGGCCGATTCAACGGCGAGTTCGGCAGCGTCGGCGATGCCCTGTGGTTCAAGGTCGACGCCATCGACGCGCTGCCAACGGCTGGCGCGCTGGTGTACGCCGCCCCTCAACCTGCCGCCCAGCAGGATGCGTCCGAATTGATCGCGCTGCTGCGTGAAATTCGGCCGAACTACGGGGCCGTTGGGTCGCGTGACGCAGACGTGACCGCTCAGCAGCGGCGAATTGATCGCGCCATCGAGTTGCTCTCCACCCATCCGCACCCATCCGGAGATTCCGGACAACTGGCGGGCGGGCAGCAGGCCGAGCGGGCGGGCTATGAGTGGTGGGACCGTATCTGCAAGCTGCCGACCTACTCGTTCCTGTCGCCAGCTGGCGGCGGCGTGGCGCGCGTGCTGGATTCGTGCGGCAACTGGATCGAGAAGCACGCCGCTCAGGTCATCGTGGACGACGCCCAGGCCGAGATCAACATCCTGCGCGAGAGATTGGAACGGCTCGCCCCCAAGGCCGCCACCATTCCCACGGAGGGAGCATGAGCACCTCTCCAGCCTACTACAACGAGATCGACCCCTATGCCGCGCAGTGGCTGCGCAATCTGATCGCCGCCGGACACATCGCGCCCGGTGATGTCGATGAACGCTCGATCGAGGACGTACACCCCGATGACCTTCGACCCTACGTGCAGTGCCATTTCTTCGCAGGAATCGGTATCTGGTCACACGCACTACGTCGCGCCGGCTGGCCCGATAACCGACCTGTTTGGACCGGTTCCTGCCCGTGCCAACCTTTCTCCGCGGCAGGCAAAGGCGCTGGGTTTGATGACGCGCGGCACCTCTGGCCGGCCTGGCACTGGCTCATCCGCGAGCGCCGCCCTCCAGTCGTCGCTGGTGAGCAGGTTTCGAGCGGACCTGCAGCAGACTGGCTCGACCTTGTTCTCTCTGACATGGAAGCCCTGGATTACGCCGGCGGGGCGATCGCTTTTCCGGCTGCGGGCGTCGGTGCTCCGCACATCCGAGACCGAACGTACTGGGTGGCCCACGCCGCAGGCCATGGACAGCAGCGGAGGCGGTCAAGCAAAGCGAGCAATGGGGGAAAGTCGGCACGGTTCCAACCTGAACGACTTCGCCATGCTGACGGGCTGGCCGACACCCACTACGACCGACTCAGTGCGCGCTCCGGCACAGCAATTCGCAACACCGAACATCACGCTCAACCATGCAGCGGTGCTATCGGTGTGGGGGACGCCAACAGCATCGGAGCCAGGCGGGACGGGGGAGCAGTATGTGGCGCGCTCGGTTGCCAAGACGGGCAATTCAGCGCCCACGATGCTGACGCATCAAGTCGAAATGGCGGGATGGCCGACGACGCGAGCCGCGGACGCCGAGAAGAACATGCGGACCCTGGAAGGGGCGCTGCGGGAGATGCAGCGCAAGGGCTCGCCACAAGATCTGTCAATGGCGGCTGCGATCTGCGGCCCGGTCCGGTTAACGGCCCGTGGCGAGATGCTGACTGGCTCCTCTGCCGGGATGGAAAATGGCGGCCAGTTGAACCCGGCACATTCCCGCTGGCTCATGGGGCTGCCAGCCGCGTGGGACGGCTGCGCGCCTACGGAAACGGCATCGTCGCTGAAGCGGCGGAAGCTTTCATTCGGGCATCGATGATGGAGGCAGCATGACCACCACCAACGCAGTACCGGCGCGCGGGTCAGCGCAAGCCATCCTCGACCGCTTCTTCACCCAGAACGGCCCCTGCTGCGCTGGATGCGACTGGTGGCACCACCACAACAGCCTGGCGGGCGAGTGCCACCGGTCCGCGCCTGTGCCGGGGGATCAGCGCGCAGCAATGCTCGGGATCAGCTACGCCAGCATCTCGCTTGGCGCGGGCCACGTCCTGACGCAGCGTGACCACCACTGCGGCGAGTTCGTCGACACGTTCGACTGGAGCACCCTGCCCGCGCACTACCTGCGCGGCATCGGCCGATCGGTCGTGCGCCAGGCGGGCACCACCACTACAAGCAAGGAGGCTCCATGAGCACCAGCACCACCCTGCTCTTCCGGATCTCCGACGTCATGGAGATGCTGAGCGTCTCGCGCGTGACCGTCTACCGTATGATTCAGCGCGGCGACTTGAAGTCCGTCAAGATCGGCAGCGCGACCCGCATTACGGCAGAGAGCGTTTACGCGGTCCTGCCGGCTGAAATGGACGCATGAATAGGCCGAACCCAAGCGCGCATTCGGTGTGTAGCTGGATGCGTAGCTGGGCTTGACCTAGATAATACTGATGCGCCGGACAGCCGCATAAATACTGGATTTATTAAATCAAATGCAAATCGCCGCCTGGAACGTCAACTCCCTCAAAGTCCGCCTGCCCCACGTGCTGAATTGGCTCGCCGCCAATCCCGTCGATGCGCTGTGCCTGCAGGAGTTGAAGATGACGGACGAGGTCTTCCCGCTCGCGGCCATTCAGGAAGCCGGTTACCACGCTGTGTTTTCGGGCCAGAAGACCTACAACGGCGTGGCGATCCTGTCCCGCTCCCCCGTGCGCGACGTGGTCTGCGGCATTCCCGGCTACGACGACGAACAGAAGCGCGTCATCGCTGTCACGATGGACTCACCGCAAGGCGAGATCCGCCTCGTGAACGCCTATTGCCCGAACGGCCAGGCCGTCGACAGCGACAAGTACATCTACAAGCTCGCATGGTACGAAGCCTTCACCGAATATCTGAAGCACACGCTCGCGACGATGCCGCGGCTGGCGGTCCTGGGCGACTACAACATCGCCCCCGATGACCGCGACGTGCATGACCCCGCGAAGTGGGCTGGTGACGTGCAGGTGTCGCCGCCTGAACGCGCGGCGTTCCAGGCACTCCTGTCGCTGGGTCTCGTCGATTCGTTCCGCCTCTTCGACCAGCCGGAGAAGATCTTCAGCTGGTGGGACTACCGCCAGTTCGCGTTCCGGCGCAACGCGGGACTGCGCATCGACCACATCCTGCTGTCGGCGCCGCTGGCAGCCGCGTGCACGGCGTCCATCGTCGACAAGGCGCCGCGCAAGCTCGAGCAACCATCGGACCACGCCCCCGTGGTCGCCACGCTCGCGCTCTGAATGGACCGGTAAGCCACTGCCGTCCGGCGGCGCGTGTGCACCGCACCAACCGGCAGGCGGACGACGCCCGGCACGGCGCACCCGGTTGGTGGAATCGGCGGTAAGTTGAACGTGACGGTGCAATGTTCCGGCCGCCGATCACGCGGAAAGCAAACGCTGCTTTCTTTTCGACGCGGCCCTGCCGAACCGGAGGCATGGCATGAACAAGATCCTGATCGTGATGTATTCCCGCACGGGCACGAGCCAGCGTCTGGCGCGCTGCCTGAGCCAGCAGCAGCACTGGCCGCTCGGCGAGATCCGGGACGCGGACGCCATCGACGACCGCCCGCGCGGCGTCTGGCGCTGCCTGCTCGACTCATGGCGCCACCGCGAGCCCCCGATCCACTATGAGGGACCACCGCCCGCCGACTTCGACATCGTCGTGACGGTGTCTCCCATCTGGGCCGATCGGATGGCGGCGCCGATGCGCAGTTTCCTGTCGGAAAACCGGCCTCATCTGCGGCAACTGGCAGTCGTCTCGGTGATGCGGGGCAGCAGTGCGAGGCATGCGGTGGCCGAGGCCACGCGCCTGACCAACCGCCGGCCGGTCGCCGACATCGCCGTGACACGACGCGACGTGTCCAACGGAAACTTCGAGAAAATGCTCGCGCCGTTTTCAAACCGCCTGGGGGTCTGGGAGCCTTCGCAGGCCGCAGCGAACACCCACGCGTGGTTGGCGCCTCGCGGCTGATCCGCACGACGCGCCGGCTTCGTTTACAGGTTGACGCAGTCGGGCCACGGTCGTGACAGACAGCCGTCGCGCATTCTGGGATCTTTCACGCACCGCGCGCGGCAGCACGCGAGCGACGACTTTTCACGCACTGGAGCATCCCATGAAGACATCCCGCATCGCCACCCTTGCCGCCGCCCTGCTCGTCACGGCTGCCTCCGCCGGCTGTGCCAGCTGGGACCACATGTCGCACCGCTCGAAGAGCATGGTCACCGGCGCCGGCATCGGCGGCGTCGCGGGTGCCGTGGTGACGGGCGGCGGCGTGCTGGGCACCGTGGGCGGCGCGGCCATCGGCGGCGTGATCGGCGACCAGCTCGGCAAGCGCTGATCGCCCGTGGGGCGCACAAAAAAACAGGCTGCGCGAGCAGCCTGTTTTCATTTCCGGCAGTCGGGTGAAGCTCCCCCTTACGGCAGGTCGATCACCACGTTGCCCAGCACCTTGCCGCCCTCCACCGCTTCATGCGCGGCAACGATGTCGTCCAGCTTGAAGTGCGCGCCGATGGTGTGGGTCAGCCGGTTCTCGGCCAGCAGGTGGGTAAGCGTTTCGATCGCCCGCTCGCGGTCGGCCGGCAGCAGGTCGTACACCACCACGAAATGCAGCGTGAGCGATCGGAACATCACGTCTCGGAACGGGAACGGGGTGTCCCCCATCACGTTGGAGCCGTAGCAGGCGATCACGCCATGGCGCTTCACCAGCCCCTTGCCGAGCAGGGCTGCGGTGGAAGAGAAGTCCATGTCGATCATGCCGTCGACGCCGTTGCCGTCGGTGAGTTCCAGCACGCGATCGAGCACGGACTCCGTCTTGTAGTCGATCGTCTGCGTCACCCCCACGGCAGCAGCGTGGCGGGCCTTCTCGACGCTGCCGACGGTGCCGATCACCCGAGCACCGCGGATGATGGCGAACTGCGCCGCATAGTGCCCGACGGCGGAGCTCGCGCCGATCACGAGGATGGTCTTGCCCGCGATGTCGCCGAGCAGTTCCACCGCCCGGAAGGCGGTGAGCGCCGGGATGCCGAGGCACGCCCCGGCCGCGAATTCCGTGGTGTCGGGCAGCGGCACGGCCTGCGCCTGGGGCAGCACGATGTACTCCGCCGACGTGCCGAGCGGCCGCTGCCACTGGCCATTCCAGACCCACACACGTTCGCCGATGCGGGCGCTGTCCACGCCTGGGCCGACCTGGTCGATACGGCCCGCGCCGTCGCTGTTCGGCACGCACAGCGCGTCGGCCAGCGGACGTCCGCGGCGTGATTTGACGTCGGACGGGTTCAGGCCGGAGACCGCCAGACGCACGCGCACTTCGCCGGGACCGGCGGTGGGCGTCGGCAGATCGCCGATCTTCATGACGTCTCGGGCTTCACCGTTCTTTTCGTACCAGCTTGCACGCATGGGATGGGTGTCCTCGTTTGATCCTGGAAGAGACGATGCCGCACGAATCGGCATCGCCGGTTGCCGAAGATGTTACGCGAACAGGATGCCCGGCGTGGAGGTGTCCAGCGTGCCGTTCAGCCGGCCTCGTCTTCCATGCCCAGTTCCTGGATCTTGCGCGTGATGGTGTTGCGGCCGATGCCCAGGCGGCTGGCGGCTTCGATGCGACGCCCGCGCGTGGCGCGCAGCGCGCTGGCGATGAGCACGCGTTCGAACTGCTGCGTGAGGTTGTGCATCAGGTCGGCATCACCACGTGCCAGCTGACGCTCGACTTCCGTCTGCAGGCTGTTCTGCCAGGCGCCGGCGTCGCTCGTCGTGCGCAGCGCGGCGGCGTCCGGCGTGCCGAAGCTGCGCGGGGTATCCGCCATGCCTGCCGAACGATCGAAGCCGCCCGGCTGCGCGCCCTCGGACGCGGCCGACTCCGACGCGGCTGCATCGCGCGACAGCGAGTCGAGCAGCTCCGGCGGCAGGTCCTGCACATCGATCGTCTGGGTCGGGGCCATCACGGCGAGCCAGTGGCACACGTTCTCCAATTGGCGGACGTTGCCCGGGAAGCGGAACCGCGACAGCACTTCCAGCGAGCCGGGGGTCAGCCGCTTGGGCTCGACACCGAGATCACGGGCGCTGCGCGCAAGGAAATGTTTGGCGAGCAGCGGGATGTCTTCCGACCGTTCGCGCAGCGGCGGCAGGCGCAGTCGGATCACGTTCAGGCGGTGGAACAAGTCCTCCCGGAACATGCCCTGCTTCACCCGTTCTTCGAGCGGCTGGTGCGTGGCCGCGATGACCCGGACGTTCGCTCGCACGGCGCTGTGTCCGCCCACGCGATAGAAGGTGCCATCCGACAGCACACGCAGCAGGCGCGTCTGCAGCTCGGACGGCATGTCGCCGATTTCATCGAGGAACAGCGTCCCGCCGTCAGCCTGCTCGAAGCGGCCGCGGCGCATGTTCTGCGCGCCGGTGAAGGCGCCACGCTCGTGGCCGAAGAGTTCGGACTCAAGCAGGTCGCGCGGGATCGCGGCGGTGTTGATCGCCACGAACGGACCCTGGGCGCGCGGGCTGTGCTTGTGCAGCGCCCGGGCGACGAGTTCCTTGCCGCTGCCCGATTCGCCGGTGATCATCACCGTGACCTGCGACTGCGACAGCCGACCGATGGCGCGGAAGACCTCCTGCATCGCGGGCGCCTGGCCCAGGATTTCCGGCGAGCCGAGCACGCTTTCATCGACCAGGTCTTCACGCAGGCTTTCTTCGATGGCGCGACGAACCAGCGCGACAGCGGCATCGACGTCGAACGGCTTCGGCAGGTATTCGAAGGCCCCTCCCTGGAAGGCCGACACGGCGCTTTCCAGGTCCGAGTAGGCGGTCATCACGATCACGGGCAGTGCCGGATGGCGGGACTTCACTTCCTGCAGCAGTTCGATGCCGCTTGCACCCGGCATGCGGATGTCGGACACGAGCGCTTGCGGGACTTCGTTGTCGA